ATCAGCAAATGCTGTGCTAGTCTATGCAACATGAATTCCATGACCGGACCACTTATAGGCATAATCATTGGCGCTGGCACGATTATCGGCAGTGCCGTTGGCGTATCCACCGCTGCACCCGAAGCCCCTGTCGAGACTGTGACAGTAGCTTTCGAGACACCTGCTGCTCCTCCGGTTCCACAACAGGCTTCTGCAACAACCGTTATTGGCGCAGTTGTAGCGGGGTTATCGACGCAGTGTTCTAACGTAAACGGTTCTATTACAAACCCAGATAACTGGATGCTGTGGGACCCAAATGCAGTTAATCACCTTGGCTATTGGGAAGTTGCCGCAAACAGCACTTCTGGCCTTGTTGTGTTGCGCGTAATGCCACAAGATGGCCATGTGTACATCTATCCGTACAATGCGCCAGAATACGAGTCGTATGCAGATGCCGAACAGGCTTTTGCGGAATGGCAATGCCCCGAATACCTAGACGTAATAAAGGAGTAACGATGTCCGGAAAGAACCAGCAAAAGCGGATTGCTAAGAACCTCGCGCACGTAGAGATGGTGTGGGAGCGCGAGCAAATCCAAGCAGCAAAAGCAAAAGCTTCTTTGGATGAGGCTCTTGCCACCATCCGAAAGAACATCGCCGAACTTGATGATGAGAAAATGGCAACTATTGAGACACAGGCCGCTCGTCGTTACAAGGAAATCGAAGAGTTCATCATGTCTGCCCGGGATAAGTACGTCGCAAAAATGAAGGAACTGAACCCAGACTTTAAGTAAAGCTTCTGTCAAACTGTATGTATGGGAGCTAATAACGAAGACTTCGGCCTTGGAGCCATACACGCGCGTCTAGGCATGCTGGGTACTCAGCGCAATGACCCTAAATACTCGGGGCCTGACACTCAGACGCAGGAGTTTGAGGGCAGCAATGTCGAGGACACTACTGATGAGAACAAGTTTGCTGGAAACGCACACCGTCGGTTCTAGGAGTAAATGCTAATGGAAAAAGACAACTACGAGTTTATTGTCATCGAAAATGACGAGTACGACGAGTACGACGAAGAAGACGAGTAGTGTTTCCGTACATTGACCAAAATCAGCTGGCCCCGTACTACGAGGCCGAGATGCGTAGATATGGTCGTCAAAACATTGAGCGCGGGTATACCGGAATAGGGTACTGGTTTTACGGGTACCCCACGTATATTTCCGCTATGCAAGGAACTTCAGGCATAACTACAGCAGCGCCACCACAGGGCGACCAAGCTCAGCCAGATGCAGACTCAAAGATGGCTGGGGCTATTCTTGAAGCCGGTGCTGCAACCTCGGGGGTAAACTCCGGCGCGTCAGGAACTGCCGCCAGCTGAGGCTGTGTAACAGCCATTTTTTTGTCATCATAGAGACATGGTTTATATGGTGCCTCGCAAGCAAGTCTTGCCATTTCCGCAACGAAACCTACGCGTAGAGTTTACTTCGGCATCGTTTCCAAAATCGAAAGAACGACCATCTATCATTGGGTCTAACGGGCAAGGCCGGGGTGTTCAGGGCGAGCACAGCAACGGAGGAAATAACTCCGGAGGAAGCGATGCTTCCGAGCTGTGGCGGTCAATAAACGCTCGCCGCCAGTGGGGCGTCAAGTAACCTGTCCTCGGCTACCATTAGGAAAATTCAGCCATGATAACAATCGACTTAAGCATACTTACCTCTATTGCAGTCATTACGAGCTGTGTGATAGCGGTCCTTTCGGCGGTGGTATTCCCTATGGCTCGAAAATTTAAGACGTTTAGTAGTGGCTGGGATGACTTTATGCGCGATTGGAAGGGCGAAGACGCTGAGCCCGGGCGCGACCACGCCCCCGGTGTCATGGAGCGTCTGAATGACATTGATGGCGAGTTTAAAAAGAATTCTGGCTCCACTTTGAAGGACGCAGTAGCCCGCATTGAGAGTAAGCTTGATGAAGGCGAGACGCGCATGGCGCGCATAGAAGACCGACTACGAAAAGGCGACGAAAAGATGAGTCGCATTGAGGAAAAGCTTAACGATGGCTGACAACTTCGCAATGCCGAATCAGCAAGTCCCTATTGGAGCTAAGCCAGCAGAGTACAACTATGGCACGGGGAATGAGCTAGTCGAACGGGGAGTACAACTTGTAGGCTCCGTCCTTAACAAGTTTGGCAGTTCATTGGAAAAGCGCCGGGATGAGATTGCTAAAGGCCGTAAAGAACACATGGACGAAGCAGCGGCCAATGCTCGCGGAGACGCCCAAACCGAGTGGAACAAGATTGCTGCAAAAGGCGCCATGAAGTTTGCCACTAAAGCCATGATGGCCGATATTAACACAAACAACATTCTTCGAATCGGTGAGAGTGGGCTGGCGTCTAGCGCAAAAACCGGAAGTAAAAACGCGTCTGCAACATTTAATCCCCCTCCTGCTAATGCACAGCCTTCAGCAGTAGCGTCTCCTGCAGCAAAGCCTCGTATTAAGCGGACAGAGAGTAGAGTAGACAAACTTCCTAACGGCGGAACCGTTAGGACTACTGTGCCGATTGGTACAAAGAACATTGACGAGTTGCACAAGGCATCTTTACAAGGTCACAGCACGGCAACTCCAACCACGCCAACTCGGGCTAAGGCAACAACGCCTAAGTCCACCACACGCTCCACCGCGCCCAAACCCACTGGTAACAAGGCTCCCACAGCTAAAGCTCCGGCAGCTAAGCCTCCCGCAGCTCGCAAGCCTCGGCCACCTAAGTAACTCTCACCAACATCAATTAAGGAAGTACCACCATGTCTAAATGCGTCAACTGCACTCGCGAAGCCAACATCGTTTGGGCCGCTCCCGGAGCGGAAGAAGTGCTGTACTGCACTCGGTGCCGTCCGTCTTTTACATACAAAGAGGAGTACGTACGCTACGCTCAGCCGGTTCCTCTGGTTGAAGCACCTGTTGAAGAGCCTGCCCCCAAAACGTCAAAGAAGACGTCTAAGGGAGAAGCCCCCTCTGAAGCGCCCGCCGAAGAGACAACTGCTCCCGCAGAGGAGCCCACACCCTAAGGAGATACCCATCAAATGAAAGAAACAGACAACGTAGACGGCTATGTCGTCGCAATTGACCCAATGGACCTCCTGCAGTGCGATTCTTGCCAGTAAGTTAGTCTCATCATGCCTTAGCCCTCCTTTTGGAGGGCTTTGTGCTTATATGAGGGTATGCCTGTTATCCGTAAGTTTGCCATTCAGGGCCACGCTATTCCTAAAACGGCGCATGCTCCCAGAGGCCCCTTCCCCCCAGAGGTTATGGCGCAACCAAAAGTTTATAATGACGACTCTCAAGGGGACTCTCTTCACGAAGCTCTTGACGACGTTAGGCTGTTTCGTTGCAAGGATTGTGGGACGATTTTATATGAGGCAGAGCTTTCTGACCACGACTGTGATAAGGAAGACTAGCCTTTCCCCGACGCGTAGGGGACAATCCACTCTCTAGAGAAAGAACAAATATTATGGCAGTAAATGAAAACGGAAACCTGCTCGATGACGCAGGTAACGTAGCCGTAGATTTCGTGTGGGGCAACATCCCGCTCCAGCCGAATGACGAACGACTTGAAAATGGCGGCGCACTCCTTGACGCCACTCTCGACAGCCACGAAATTGCCTACCAAGGCTGGAATGGCTACCCCATCTACACCCCCAACGCCGCAGGTGCTGAAGGCTTGGGCTACATCGTAGTTCCTAGCGTTCTTGGCGTGGCTACAGCACTTGCAAGCCGCATCCTTACGGATGATGGGCTTACGGTCACCACAGCTGCTGGTGCAACCAACACCGCTACTCAGCCCACTCGCATTAACGTCACGACGACGACTGCTGCAACGGTTACCGTTGCTGGCGGAACTGACACATGGGCAGTTGGCACCAAGGTCACCATTACGGCTGGTACGGGTATCCCCGCAGCACTCGTTGGTACTTGGACGGTAACTGGCGGCTCAGGAAGCACCCTCGTTATCTCGGGTACTGGCTGGACTGTTGCTGACACGGGAGCTATCACGCCCGGAACTCAGCTTAAGGGTGCTGCTGCAACCATCAAGGCTCAGTCGGTCGCTGCTGGTGCTAACACGATTGCAGTCGGCGCAGCTATCACCATCACGCCTTGGGCTGCTTAGTCTCTTAGGTAGCTAATGGCTAACGCGTCTCAACGCATGCCTCCATCTCGGCCGTCACAAGCTGAGATGGAGGCACGCATGGCTGCCATCAGTGCCGGTGACCCCCGGAACAGGCTGTATGGATTCGATAGAGGAAGTGCTAAAGAGGCATACCAAATCGGGCGAGTTAGCCGCGTAACACCAACTGGCGTTCCTCGCCAAAACCCGTCAGTAAACCCCGACGTTATTGACGAGTCGTTTGCAGCTGCTTTGCCAATTGCTGCTCAGGGCGGTGAGTTTGCCCGTACTCGAACATACGGCGGGACTCTTCGTAGGTACGGTCCCTCGAGCTTTGTAACTGAAGCTTACGCCGTCCTTACGGACCAGCCCGATTCGGCAAACTACGGGCACGACGTAACCGCGGGCACGTACTACAACCCCCAGACGTATGCCAATTACGCCAAGGACCCACGCGATAATGACCAAGGTCCGGCGGCTATTACGGTACGCCCGACATCAACGTCAAACCCTCGGCGGCCACGAACTATTGCGGCAGGCTATGACCCTGACCGGCTAACTTTGACCGTCATTTTTAGAGACGGAACGTTTTACAACTACTACAACGTGGGCCGAGCAGCGTGGGATGGGTTTAAGGCGGCCACATCTAAAGGACGGTACATCCGGCAATTCCTTGACCGAAAACCTCGAGGATATGCACAAATGTCTTACTTGTCCCAGCAGGCACAAGAATTGTTCTATAGAGTTGCTCGTGCCAACCAAATTCTGTTTTCAGGAAATCAAGGGATGCGCCCACTGCGTCAACCTAAGGGCACTTCCCCTAAAGCAACTTTCGGTAAAAATCCTGCTACTGCAAACAAGAACCCCGCAAAACGACGAAAGCCATAACTTGCCTCAAGTACACAACATCGGTAAAACTCGGTTCACTCAACTTCTTCGCAACTACCGCGCTCAATGGGGCTGGCGAGTAGTTGTCCGCGGCTGGACTCAGGAGATTGAGGAGCCCTTTAGAACCGCAGAGCCCTTTATTGTGAGACTTCCGTTTCATAACGCGTTAGTATTGGGGCGTTGGACCGGCAGTCAGGAAACTGAAGAGGCCGCATTAAGTAACGCAATTCAAGGACGGGTGTTAACAGACGATGATTTTTCAGAAGAAAAAGGATGGGTCCCAGCCCCAGACCAAGCTCCAGAAGAGAGTTGGTATGATATCTACTCCAGAACTGGTGACTTGGGCTGAAAACTCCCTGTTTGTAATTGGCAAAAACGTTACCGGGTGGATGAAGACAAAAGAAGGGTTTCTTTTGGATGAGGCTGACCTTGGGGCTGAGGCGTTGTACGCAATTACGCAGGAATTGAAGAAGCGGGCCAAGTATGACTGACGACGAGCTCGAGAGTAAATTTGAAGAGATTACTCCCGAGTTTTATCAGGAAAACTACGAGACTAATGAGTTTGACGACGTCGATGACGACATGGATGAGCTCAGCCAAGAGTTTGTAAATAAACTTATTGAAAAGATTATGCACTTTATGGTGGTGCTGGTAGGCCACGACCTGCACAGCTACCAAAAGCCTTTGGCACGAAGAATCATTGAATCTGTAATCATCAACGATGGCGAAGAAGTTACCGCTCTAGCCTCTCGTCAGTCTGGAAAAACTGAGACTGTTTCAGACACCTTGGCAACTCTGATGGTCATTCTTCCGTTGCTCGCAAAGCTGTACCCGGACCTACTGGGTAAGTTTAAAGGCGGTTTGTGGGTCGGCATGTTTGCCCCCACAGAGTCACAGGCAGAAACCCTGTTCAGTCGAACCGTTACGCGGCTTACCTCAGAGCGTGCTATTGAGATTCTTGGCGACCCAGAGATTGACGACTCTGCCAAACGTGTTGGTGGCGTTACCAAAATGATTAGGCTACAGCGTTCTGGGTCCACACTGACCATGATGACGGCCAACCCTCGCGCCAAGATTGAGTCTAAGTCGTTTCACGTTGTTGTTATTGACGAGTGTCAAGAGGCCGACGACTTTACGGTATCTAAGTCAATTTCTCCCATGCTGGCGTACTACGCCGGAACCATGATTAAGACCGGTACCCCAACTACAAGCAAAAACAACTTCTACAGGGCCATTCAGCTAAATAAACGCCGAGCTACTGGCCGAGGGGCACGACAGAACCACTTTCAGTGGGACTGGAAAGACGTTGCTAAAGTAAACGAAAACTACGCCAAATTCATCAGCAAAGAGAAACTTAGAATTGGCGAAGACTCAGACGAGTTTCAAATGTCATACAACTGCAAGTGGCTGCTTGAACGAGGAATGTTTGTTACGCAGACTCTCATGGATGAGCTTGGGGATACCAGCCAAGAGCTTGTAAAGATGTGGCACAAAACGCCCGTGGTTGTCGGCATTGACCCGGCCCGTAAAATGGACTCCACCGTGGTGACTGTCGTTTGGGTCGACTGGGATAGGCCAGACGAGTTCGGGTACTTTGACCACCGCGTGCTTAATTGGCTCGAGATTCAGGGCGATGACTGGGAAGAGCAGTACTTCCAGATTGTCAACTTCTTGAGTAACTACGATGTTCTTGCCATTGGTGTAGACGCTAACGGTGTCGGTGACGCCGTGGCCCAACGACTCAAAGTGCTTATGCCCCGAGCAGAAGTCATTGCGCTTACGTCTAGTCAGTCCGAGCAGTCCAAGCGCTTCAAGCACCTCCAAGCGTTAATGCAACGCCGCATGCTGTCGTTTCCTGCCCATGCAAAGACCCGTCGACTTCGACTTTGGAAGCGGTTTACGCAGCAAATGACTGATGCAGAAATCCAGTACAAAGGGCCAAACTTTACAGTGGCTGCTCCAGATGAAACGTACGCGCACGATGACTACGTAGACTCACTGGCCATTGCTTGCTCAATGACAGTCGATTTGGTCATGCCAGAGGTTCAGGTAAGTTCTAGTGCATTTTTCTAATACTTAGAGTTTGATAACACTTTGGAGCTAAAACTTGTCAGACTTGTAATTGAAATGCGCATTTCAACATACTAAGGAGTTTCTCATGGGTATTGGACCCGCACCCGTTTTCCCGGAGCGTTCGCCTCAGTCTTACGACATGAAGGCCGCTGGCAACCTTGAGCGTCGTGGACCTCTTCGTTTCGAAGAAGGTATTGCGACTGACACGGATGTCCCCACCGATTTCCAGAAGGGAATCATGAGCGGCTTTGCTTCCGCTCCCGGTCGTCCGAACCGGAATGCCCCCGTATGGCAGAAGCCTGCCGCTGAGACCCTTGGCGAGCGTGCTCACGTTGGTTCTTGCTCTTGGATTGAGGCCCCGACGTTCCTCGGAGAGTTTGCTCACGGTTCGTTCTCGAACTACGCTGAGCAGACTGTTGAGGTCGTTGCTCGCTCGGGTGCTCGCACTCAGCGCCTCAACCCGACTGTCGTAAACGACTAGACTCTGACGAAAGGCTCCACCACAGCCCCCGTCGTTACGGCAGTGGTTGTAGTGGAGCCTCTCTCAGATTGGAGAGCAGATGTATTCGCGTAACGAACGCGGGAGCCTAGTTCACAAGGGTGACCACTCTGGTGGACACAAGGTTCCGACTAACGAGCGTCTTTGGAGCATGATTATCATGCAGGCCAAAGCTCGTTTTTCTAAGTACCCGTCCCCGGGCGCAAGCCACTGGGTGCACGACCAGTACATTAAACATGGCGGTCAGTTTGCGGATGTGTCGGTAAAGACTCGTCAAGAAAAGATGGCAAAAAAGCACTTCGAAGAGAAGAAGCGCGAACAACTCGCACGGCGGGTTAACAAACAAAAAGAAAAAGGGCGATAAGTAATGTCATTTGCAGATTTTTCGCCGCCTAGTTATAGGGCGGCATCTTCTGACCTAACCATCAGCATCTCGCCCCTTGGGCTTGTAGAACTTGCTGATGAAGAGTTTGAGGTTCACGGGCCTCGCCTAAATCGCTACTCGCTCAACTGGGCAATGTACCTCGGCCACCACTGGGGCTACCGCCGCGAGCAAGGAGAGATGCAGGTATCGTTTAACTACTACCGTGCATTCATTGACTACTTGACTCGATTTACTTTTGGTAAGGGAATCCACTTCCGCTCTCCCAAGGCAACCGAGGCGATTGTTCCGGACCGTCTCGCGCGCGTGTGGGAAGTAGACAATGACAAGCAGCGAATCTTGTTTGAGATGTCTCAGATTGGTTCAATCACTGGTGACTGCTTTGTAAAGATTGCTTACGAAGAGGCGTGGACCGACTCTATTGGGAGGTTTCACCCCGGGCGTGTCCGTATTCTCCCCTTGAACAGCGCGTTCTGTTTCCCGGAGTTTCACCCCCACGACCGGACTCGTCTGCTACGGTTTAAGCAGAAGTACCGCTTTTGGGGAACCTCTCTTGAGGGAACCCGTCAAGTTTTTACTTACACGGAGATTTTGACTGATGACATCATTGAAGAGTACATCAACGACGAGCTCATTGACTCGCGGCCTAATCCGCTTGGTGAGATTCCCGTTGTACACATCCCGAATATCCCTGTAGCTGGCTCACCGTGGGGACTCGCAGACGCCCACGACATCATCACGCTTAATCGGTCGTACAACGAAATAGCTACCGATGTCGCAGACATCATTAACTATCACGCGGCACCCGTTACCGTAATCATTGGTGCCAAGGCGTCCAATCTTGAAAAGGGTGCCAAAAAGGTTTGGGGAGGTCTGCCCAAAGACTCGAGTGTGTTTAACCTTGAAGGTGGTTCTGCTGGGCTGTCTGGTGCTATGCAGTACATGGAGACACTCAAGCGCTCAATGCACGAGTTGATGAACATCCCGGAAACCGCTCTGGGTCAAGTTCAGCCCATCTCTAACACCTCGGGTGTTGCTCTGTCTATCCAGTACCAGCCTCTTATGAACCGTTGGTCTCAAAAGACCGCACAGTATGGTGCTGGTCTTGAGAAGATTAACGAGATTATCATGCTTAATCTTGCCGTTAAAGAGCCCGAGACATTCCTGTGGAACCCGGACGAGGACGGACCCCTCAAGGAAGGCCAGTTCGACCGGCTAGACCCAAACGACCCTCTTTCGTATCAAACGTACGCACAATTTCCTCCGCCCCTACCGCTTGACAAGCTGGTTCTACTCAATGAACTTCAGCAGAAGATGGGAATGGGACTGGAGTCAAAGGAGGGCGCCCTCCGGGCTCTTGGCGAAGAATTCCCCGAAGAGAAGCTGGAAGAGATTCGTCTTGAACTTATTGAGGATGCTGAGGCCGATGGTGCACTCAACCTCATTAAGCTTCAGGTTCAGAAGCAAATCATGGACATGACAGGAATGATGTCTGGCCCCGATGGCACGGCCATTCCTATGGACCCGACCATGCTTGGCGACGGCGACACTATGGGCGATGGTATCCTCGGCCCCTCTACTACGGAATCGCAGCAAGACCCACTTACAAACACTAACGGTGTTGAGATTCAGGGTGAAGCAGAAATCCGAAACAAGCTTGTTACTGATGCGTACGGAACAAAGCTTCCGTCTCGTCGAGCAGTTGACAGGGACAAGTAAATAATTTCCTGAAATCATTGATTTTAGGAAGACAAGTTAATCTTTCGTAGATTGACTTGTGTTACATCAGTCAGGTCATGTGTCACTAATTCGGAAAACGACCAAGAGAATGAAAAGAGAATCATAATGGATGAAAACACAGAGGTTGCGGCCGACCCCGCCACCGATGCACCGCTCATTACCCCGGAATTGACTCCCGAAGAGAATCCCTTCCCCGCCCAGTTCACAGCAGAAGATATCAAGAAGGCTCGTGAGCAGGAAAAGCAGAAGGTGTACTCCACAATGGAGAAGATGAAGGAAGAACTTGCTCAGCTCAAGCAGCAGGAGCAGGAACGCGCGAGCAGGGAAGCTGAGCGTCGTGCACAGCGTACCGCCCGTGAGGCCGAAGCAGCCAAGAAAAAGGCTGAAGAGGCTGAGCAAGAGATGGGTATGAAGGAACTTCTTAAGAAGAAAGAAGAAGAACTTCAAGCTCAGATTGACGCCGAACGCGCAGCGCGTGAAGCAGCACTTGCCCTTCTTGAGCGAGAGCGTGAATATCAGGACTTGCAGGCCTACCGCCAGCAGCGTCTTGAGCAGGAGCGCGAAAATATTATTCCTGAGTTGATTGACCTCATTCAAGGAAACACCAAGGATGAAATTGAATCCAGCGTTTCTCAGTTGAAAGACAAGTCAACTCGAATTTTCGAATCAGTGGCCTCAGCGTCACAGCAGACTCGGAAAGAAATGGTCGGAGCACGCATTACCGTTCCGGCAAACGGACCCCTCGATAATGACTCGGACTCCCAGACGGCTTCTCCGGATGCACTTCGGAATATGTCGATGGCAGAGTATGCCAAAAACCGAGACAAGCTTCTCGGCTCTACCGGTACAAATCGCGGTCAGGGATTGTTCGGTTAATCCACAACCTCTAACCTCTTAAGGAGAAAACTATGGCATCCGCCATTACCGGTTCTGGGCAGCTCGCTTCTGCTCCTACCGCTTACTCTGGCTCCAACAGCCAGCTCTCGCAGGCCATCCAGACCATCTGGTCCAAGGAAATCCTGTTTCAGGCAATGCCCATCCTCCGCTTCGAGCAGTTCGCTGTAAAGAAGACGGAACTTGGTGTTGCTCCCGGTCTCCGCGTGAACTTCCTGCGTTACAAGAACTTCTCGGTTGACCCGACCCCCCTCACTGAAGGTGTTCGTATGACCACGAACGCACTGACGGCTGAGCAGATTGCCATCACCGTTGCTGAGCACGGCTACGCAGTTGCAGTTTCCGAGCTGCTGCTGAACGCCTCGTTCGACGACATCATGGCTTCGGCTTCGCGTCTTCTCGGTCGCCACATGGCTCAGTACCTCGACGTACAGGCTCGTAACACCCTGTCGGCTGCCACCTCGGCTGTCTTCGGTTACGACCGCTCTGGCTTCTCGGCATCGACCACCTTCAACACCTACGCTGAAGGTACGGTTGGTACGGGTATCTCGAGCCTCGACGGTAACCACAAGCTGACGACCGGTACCATCAAGGACGCTGCTCTTACCCTCGCCGGTAAGAACATCCCCCGCATTGGTGAGACCTACGTCATGTTCATTCACCCCAAGCAGTCGCGTGACCTCCGCTCAAACCCGGAGTTCATTGAAGTCACGAAGTACGCCGCCCCCGGTAACTTCATGCTTGGTGAGATTGGTCGCCTCTACGACGTTGTGTTCATCGAGACCACTCAGGTCAAGCTGCTCGCTGCGAACGGCACGTACACCACTTCGACCAACGTTGGCGTTCCTGCTAACGCTGGCGTGGTTCCGGTCAAGGCGAACACCGCCCCCGGTCAGGGTGGTAACCCTACGTCGGCTGACTTCACGGCTGAGGCTGGTTACCTTACCTCGGCTACCGGTAACACGGCTGACGTGTACGAGTCCATCATGATTGGTGACAACGCGTTTGGTCACGCCATCAGCCTTCCGGTTGAGCTCCGTGACGGTGGCGTTCTCGACTTCGGTCGTGAGCACGCTCTCGCATGGTACTCCATCTGGGGCCTCGGTGTCATCACCGACCAAGCTATCGTTAAGGCTTACACCAACTAACGACTGCTTCATCGGGGGGAGGGCTTCGGCTCTCCCCCCAACACAAAATTAATACAAGGAGAAATGAAATCGTGGCAAACCTTCCCACCAGCCCGTTGGATGCAACGGGCGCAGCTGCCGAGAAGGCAGCTAAACAAAACGCAAAGGCCATTAAAGAGCGTGCAGACGAGATTTCTATCAGCCGCGCTCAGGAGGCCATTGAGTTGGAGACTCAAGTCTTCGACCCTAAAAGGCCTGACCAGCCCATCCTTATTGATGAGGTTGTAGAAGTTGGCGTATCGGTCAACAACGATAAGGTCATTATTCGGACCATTACGGATATTGAAGAAATGACCTATGGTGTAGGAAACCACTACACCTTCAAGGCTGGAGTAAAGTACTCCGTCCCTCGAGATTTGGCAGCATATCTGGAACAGCTCGGATACGTCTGGGCTCCCGGAGGCTAGTCCTACCAAACGGTCCCCCTGCAGGTTCTCGCCCTCCTCCCTGCAGGGGGACTTCTCTTTGCCCTGTATTTGCGCGCATAATCCGGGAACATAGATACAGAGGAATACGGAGATTTTGTGGCTGACATTAATGGTTTGATTAGCAAGGTCCGCCTAGAACTGGGCGACCTAGGCAAGTCTTTTGCAACCCAGTTTGTTTCTGATGGAACAACTGGGCGCTTTCAGTTGCACTACGCACCGTGTGACCCGGCAAGCGTCACGGTGATTGCCGACGGGATTGACGTATCTTCAGATTCGTACGTAGAGGCCTCTACCGGAGCTTTGGTAGTGACACTCACTAACGCAGAGTACCCCGCGCTGGTTAACTCCGGAGAGACTGTGCCGAAGTCGGGTGTTGAGTTTCTTGTTAGTGGTACGTATTTTAGGTATTTTACAAACGCAGAACTTACAACACTTGTCACGGACGCCGTTGAGCAGCACAGCGCAAAGCACGTTGATGCTATTGGTCGTAAAATCGTAGTCAGCAACTTGCCCACCATTGAAGAGTACCCAGTGGCTGTGTACGCCACTACCCTAGCGCTGTATACGCTAGCTACAGATGCAGCGTTTGACATTGACATTCAAGCTCCCGATGGCGTGACCATTCCTCGAGCCGAGCGTTACCGCCAGCTCATGGAGATGATGCAAACTCGTCAACAGCAGTACCGGGACCTGTGTGTGCACCTCGGCGTTGGTCTGTACAAGATTGACGTATTTTCTTTGCGTCGAATCTCCAAAACCACAAACCGGTATGTCCCCGTGTACAAGCCACAAGAGGTGGACGACCGGTCGTTTGCCCAGCGTGCGAGAATGTCTCTGCCTACGTATGGTGCTCAGCCAATTCCTTTCCCAACAGAAAACGGAGAGCTCACGGCTTACCAAGGACGCGCTTTCACTACCGACCTTACTCTTACAGCCAAAAACTACGCAGGAAAGACGTTTGTTGCAAACATCGTTTTGCAACGAGGTTCTTTGCAAATTGTGCAGGGCTTTGAGCTTAACGTTAACTCTAGCCTTCCAAACTTTGCGATTACAAATGCGGCTCGAACAGCAGGCAGCACAAACATCACGCTAACAACACCATACACGCACAATCTTACGGTTGGCACTTCCGTAGTAATCACTGACGTAGATGGAACCGTAAACGGAACACGGACGATTACGGCAGTTACCTCTACAACATTCACGGTAACGGGAACCGCAACTACCGTATTGGCGTTGAGTGCTCTTACCGGAACGGTAGATGTAAACGCCAACCAAAACTACATATTTACGATTTCTCTTACTGCGGACCAAACGCGCTACCTTGCAAACCGCACTTGGTGGGAAATCCGTGCCATTGACCCATTCACTGACGAGAGTCTCGTTATTTACGAAAGCAACTTCTTTACAGTCAGGGCAAGCGAGGTAATCCTCTAATGCCAGAATTGCCAAAAGACATATTTCTATTAAAGTTTGCCCCGAGTGTCGACTACCCTACCCGTCCTGCGGTGGTGCTTCCTATAAATGGTCCGCGCTATCCTGACAGTGCAGAATACCAGTAAGGATAACTATGCCTGCTCCTACAAGAACCATTATTCAGCTTCGTCGCGATTTGGCGGCAAACTGGACAACCAATGGCCCAACTTTGGCTGCCGGAGAAGTTGGCTTTGAAACCGACACTAACAAGTTCAAGCTTGGTGACGGAACTACGGCATGGGCCTCGCTGCCGTATGCCCCCGCGGGACTGACTTACCTAACTACCTCAGGAACTACGTCAACAGTAGCTGTGGCCCGTGCCACTAACCTTGCTGGCGGAGGTGCTGGACAGGTGCCGTACAACACAGCTGCAAACACCACAACCTTTTTGGCTGCAGGAACTTCTGGACAGGTTCTTCTGTCAAACGGAGCTGCTGCCCCTTCGTGGGGGCTTCCTCGACTTGACCAGCTGGCAACCACTACAGCAACTCAACTCCGCGGGATTATTAACGGTACAACGGGAACCGGTAACGCGGTGTTTGCTTCGGACCCAGCACTCACCTCTCCAGTCATTTCTACAAGCCTTATTGTAAACGGGGCATCTGCTGGTGTAACCACAATTACAGCAAACGCTAGCGGCACTGTCGCGCTGGCCCTTCCCGCAACTAGCGGAACTGTAGCGCTTGCCGGAGATGTCACCACCAACTTTGTTTCTAAGACAAGCGCAACTACACAGACTCTCACTGCAAGTTTGACGGTGCCTTCTGGTAAGGTCCTGACAACCGACGCACTAACAGCTTCTGGCACAGTTACTCTGTCTGGCTCGAGCGGCGCGTCTACTGGTGTGGCTAAGATTAACGCTTCCGGAGTAGTTACTGGCGGTAACTTGGTTACTCTAAGCGCTGCTGGACAGGAAGTAACTGGAATTCTTCCGCTTAACCGAGGCGGAACTGGTGCAGACACCGTGGCCGGTGCCCGTGAAGGCCTTCGTATTTTTGTACAAGCCACTACACCCACACCTGCTGGCGGAGCTGCAGTAGGCGACCTCTGGTTCTGGTGATTTAGGTGGTTGCATACTCAGGCACTAATTCATCAACAATAAACAACTACACCCTTCAAGTAGATGTATCCTCGGACTCTGCTTTTTACAACGCAACAACCAACACGAGTACCGTGTATTACACGGTATACCTTAGCTCAGGAGCAAACTCTTTCAGCGACTATGCTTCTGCGGCAGTTCGCGGCAGTGGCAACATCACGCAACGTTTTGACGACCAGTTACGCTCATTGGGGCAAAACAGCAGCACTGCCATATTTTCTTCGGCGTATACGGTAACTCATAACTCAGACGGTTCGGCAATTGCCACTGTAGACGCATACTATGTTACTGCGGGTCAAATTCCATCATACGCAGTTAGGTTTACTTCATACACTGCGGCAGCGACAATAACTCTATTTAATGCGGTCCGACAACCCACCACTCCTACGCTTACGGTAACTCGCCCGAAGGCCGGAACCGCCGCTACTGGAACAACAATCAGGCTTGAGTGGACTGCCTCAACGCCGCCATCGGGAACAGCAGCGAATGGAACTGGGAATGGGACCTCAGCCATCAGTTGGTACGAGTACCGATACAGTACCGATAACGCAACGTGGACTACCTACAATCTGAATAATGTTAATGGTCTCGGCACGACTAGAACTGCAGATTTTGGGCCAACAGCCCCTATTACTGTTGTTCCGGGAACCGTGTACTATTTCCAAGTACGCGCCTATGCTAGCAACTCCGAGGGGTACGGCCCTTGGTCGGCAAGCAGGGTAGCTTACGCGGCCCCAACTATTACTTCGGTTACCTCTGTGGGAACTACAGCCTCCGTAGTAGTGGCTGCACCGTCTTCAAATGGCGGCTCTGCGATTAGTTCGTACACAGTAGAGTACAGCACTGACTCTGGGTTTGGTGGGACACCCAGCTCAGTAACGATAGCAAGCCCGGGTACAGCAACCATTACCGGTCTTCTTCCGGGAAGAACCTACTACTTTCGTGCAAGGTACACTAACGCTGCATCGGTGACTTCGCCATATACTGCCACAAGCTCGGCTTTTATTTCTGCGTATGGACGCCGTTACGCTACTTCTGGCTCAATTACTAATGTCACAACTACTGCACGAACTGCAACAATAACTAGCGTTTTTGGAACTGAGTTTGGTACTGATTTTACAACTAGCGCTGCTCACGGTTTTTCTACTGGACAGACCGTAATCGTCTCTGGAATTGCAGCCCCTTATGACTACCTGAATCAAACGTACACAAACGTTAGCGTTTTTGGCGTCGATTCGTTTAGCACGGGGGCAAATAATGAAGGACTAGGAACTGTTTCTATTAGTGGCACAGCTGTCAGTGTTGGGGCTGCCACCTACACTGCTTCAAACGAGTTTTCAGCAGGTAACACAGTGACCATTACGGGCGTAAATCCAAGTGCATACAACTTGACCAACGCAACAATTACATCAGCAACTGCTAGCCAATTTGTAATTACAAGCTCTGCCCAAGGAACTTACTCCAGCTCTACTGGTACGGCAGTTGGTTGGGTGAGAATGCTTACGGGGCAGAGATATGTGGCAGACACCGGAAGCGGCAGCCCGGGATGGGTAACGATTGCTACTGCCCAAAAGTTTACCGCAGGTGCATGGACACCGTTTAGTTAGGATGCAGGATGCGTGGGATTAAGCTTCAAGGCCGATTCAACATGGATTACGAAAGTAAATCCATGTATGAAGGTATTGCTGACGACCTTGGCGGCACTGTCGGTCAAGAGGTTGACTGGTACGAATGGTCCGAAGAGTACTTTGAGCAGAACTACTCGACTGTTGTAGATGACGTATACGATGTATCCAATGCGTCTTTTGATACCAATAACCGGGCCAATGGCCGCCGCTGGGCAAAGCCATTCAAGTTGCCCACTGTTATGGCGCAGCTAATCCGTTCAAGCAACGTAATGAATGAACGCGGTTTCTATGTCACGGATACTCTTCGGCTGGTGGTTAACGTTGGAGACATTGAGCGCCTGATTCCCGGAATGATGACTGTGCCCAGCACGCACATTAAAGACCGAGTGATTTACCGCAACCAAGTGTTTGTCCCGACCCGCGTTCTTCCACGCGGCTCTTTTGGTTACCAGTACGCCGTTGTCACCATTGACTGCAACCAAGTCAATTCCGAAGAGCTGGTCAACGACCCGCAGTTCCAAGCGTATGCTCTGCCTGCAACTACAGAACCCCGTTTGTCAATTTATGGAGCCGGAGAATACGGTTCCGGAAAATATGGAGATTAGAAAATGCCTCTTGTAAAACCTACTATTGGTCAAAGTAACTGGGGGGCTGCCCTCAACACTTGCCTTGACTACTTAGATAAAGACACCGCACTGTCGGTAGCCAATGTCACGACTCCCGTCACGACCGCCACCTTTACCGTGCCACAAACTGCCAAGTTTGTTACGTTTAACTCTGCTTCGGCGATTGCAGTGACACTGCCAAGTGCCTCAGCATTTCCCGGTCGCACGTTGGGTTTGAAAACGATTAACACAGGCGCAGTAACCTCGGCCTCTTCTAACGTAATCCCGTTGGCAACCACCACTGCTGCGGCTACGCTCTTCTCCGCCAACACAGCCGGTAAGTGGACAACCATAGTTAGTAACGGAACTAACTGGGTAATTATGGCGCAGAACTAAAGTGCCGTTTAAATCGCAACGCCAACGAGCGTGGATGTACGCAAACAACCCAAAGATGGCGGCACGTTGGGAAGCCCACACTCCAAAAGATAGGCCGCTTCCTGAGAAGAAATCAGGCGGCCAAGAAACAAAGAATACCCGGACAAAAAAAGGGAGAAGAAGTAGTGTGTAACGGTAACTGCACTTGCGGAAAAGGTAAACGGTAATGGTTGAAAAAAAGAAGGCCAAGTCTCGAGTCAATGAGGCGGGTAACTATACGAAACCTGCTCTTCGAGAGCGCCTGTTCAAAAAGATTAAAGCCGGTACTAAGGGCGGAGACCCCGGAGAGTGGTCTGCTCGCAAAGCCCAACTGCTGGCCTCAGAGTACAAGAAAGCAGGAGGTGGCTACAAGTAATGGCTAAAGCAGCCTCTCAAAAGTCCCTAGATAAGTGGACAAGAGAAAAGTGGACTACGTCTGATGGTAGTCCCTCTAAAGGTAAGAGACGGTATCTTCCTGCAAAAGCTTGGGACGCCCTAACCCCCGCAGAAAAAGCAGCCACTAATCGCGCAAAGGCGAAGGGTGACGGAGGAAAGTCGGGTAAGCAGGTTGCTCCTCAACCTAAAAAGATTGCTGAAAAAACCGCCAAGTATAGAAGGAGCAGCTAATGGCAAGTGAAGCATGGCAGAAAAAAGTTGGTCAGAATGCTAAGGGTGGCCTTAATGAAAAGGGCCGTAAGTCCTACGAACGGGCTAACCCCGGCTCTGACTTGAAAGCCCCGGTAAAGTCTGGCGACAATCCTCGCCGAGCGTCGTTCTTGGCCCGCATGGGTAACATGCCCGGTCCAGAGCGCAAGCCCAACGGGGAACCCACACGTCTTCTCTTGTCACTTCAGGCATGGGGAGCATCCAGTAAAGCTGACGCCAAAAGTAAGGCCGCAGCAATAAGCAAGCGTCTTGACGCTAAGAAGGGTAAGAAATAATGGCAATGTGCAAGTGTGGCAAATGTGCTGCGTGTAAAGCCCGTGCAAAGAAAGACGCCCCCACGGGAAAGAACGCAAAGCTTGCTTCGATGTATGGAGACAAAAAGAAAATCACCCGTGGCGATGTTATTACTGCCGCCAAGATGAACAAGAAAAAAGGTAAATAATGGCAATGTGTAAGTGTGGTACGTGCGCGGCTTGTAAGAAGCGTGCAGCCGATAAAAAGAACAAGCCCTATATTGGTTCATCTGCTGATAAGAAGCAGGATGCCAAGACGACGAAGGGCATGACCCCTGCCCAGAAGGCAAAGTTCAACAAAGAAGACGCCAAGATGGACAGGAACACCAAGCTCACCAAGGCGCAAGACACTAAGAAAGACAACGCTCTTGCCAAGAAGATTAAGGCTGGTAAGAAGTAGTTTTAAGTAAAACGAGTTAGCCCCGCTAAATGCGGGGCTTTTCTCTATCCTTAAAGTGTAGGTAATCCGTGCGGACCCTATACAGCTTCGGCTGGCTTGCGTGCCTCGAAAGGGGATTTGAATGTTTACCGCTACTTGTCATGCAGGCGTCTCAACATTCATCCCCGTTAGTGCAGGTGCCAAGTGAAGCGCATACAAGAAGGCCTTAAACGAGCCGCGCATGAAACTGCCGTGTACATGACCGCAGACTTGCAAAACCGCGCGCACGAGCACGGCTGGGACGAAGACGTTGCCAGCAGTATTCGCGTGCACTACGAGGACGGCAAATTTAAAGCAAAAGTCTCACCGGAGCACAGTGACCGTGCGTTCAGGCACGAGTACGGGGATGAGAACAACCCCCCAAAAGCTACGGTGCGTAGGTATGACAACTCATCCTCTGCCGAAGAGGCCTACCTAATTAGCCTGCACAAGCATGTTCTGGGAGGGTTGTTTTGACATTTCTAATCTCTGAAGATGAGGCCCTTCGAAAGAAGCTTCAAGGAATGACGGTAACTGACCAGAAGTCAGAGGGGGACGGCAATCCTCGCTCGGTAGGCGTTTGGTTTGGGCAGCCTGACCAAGAAATTCGTTCACAGGGGTATCCGTACATTACGATTGATATGTTGGATATTCAACGTGACCAAGCCCGTGAAATGCGTGGAATTGTGTCGCCGTGGTACCTCGACCCAGAAACCCCTAATGCTGATGGCTTTGACATCCAGCTGCCTATTCCGGTAACTATCGATTACCAGATTACGTCGTATGCGCGACACCCGCGCCACGACCGAGCTATCGTGAGCCAGTTGCTTCACGAGAAGTTCCCCATAAGATTCGGCTACCTATCTGTAGACACAGGAAAGGTAGACGGGGAGGGCAACCCCCAACACACACTTCGTCGTTTGGACATCATGGATGTCAATAAACGCGATGTCACGGAACAAGCAAAGCGGTTGTTTGTAAATGTAATAACCGTACGTGTTTCTAGTGAGGTATCGGTAGATGCAGCACGACGAATCTACGAAGTCACATCTATCGACATAACTACTCCATCATCGTACCTGTCGCTAAATGGCGGCCGTCCCGGCGACCCGTACTGGGTAGGTATTGATGAAATCCACATCGCCTAATATTTGGTCCCCCCACAATACTCATCTAACTAAGGAGAAACAATGGCCGCATATGGTCGCCCCGGCGTTTACATCACGGAACGTCTTCTTCCTGCCCCCATCTCGTCCGGAGGTGGCACGGCTGCGGCTGGAGCCGTCATCTGCAGCTTGGGACAGGGCCCCACGGATATTACTCTTGTAAATTCGTGGTACGAATTCACTCAAACTTTTGGTGGATACGACCTCAACTACCCCGCAACTTTTGGCATTGGGCAGTTCTTCAAAAGCGGTGGAAATGAGCTTTACGTCCGTCGCGTTCTTGCATCGGATGCAGTTGCTGCCAGTATGACTATTGCGGCTTCGGCAGGTACTGTAGGTACCATCACTGCTCGCGCCAAGGGTGTTGACGGGAATAAGCTTGCTGTTCAGTTTATTCAAGTAGGGTCTAGTGCCTACTACAATGTCATTGTCAGCAAGGACGTTGGAACAACTGCCGATGTAGTTCTTGAGCAGTATGACAATGTCATGTTCGATAACGACCCTGTTACAGGCGACTTTATTGTAGATGTCATTAACAATGCCTCGGCCTACATTACGGTGACTGTCAGTGACCAGACCAAGGTTCCTAGCGTAACAACTCCGGTTGGCTTTACAAGCGGCGCTAATGGTGCGGGGCTTGCAACAGCCGACTTTACGTCTGCGCTGGCCGACTTTAACGCGCTTGACCGTCCTCTTGTTATGTTTAGCCCAGAGCTTCACCGCCAAACGTTTGCTGCGGGTGGCGCAACTACGGCAGCAACTGTCTTAGACACGATAATTTCGTATGCTGCAACTGCAACCAACGTATTTGTGGTTGCCGAAACGGCGCCAGACTTGTCGGTAGCTTCCGCAATTACTTACGCCGATGGCCGTGCAAACCAGAGCAATGTCGCAATGTACTACCCCAACGTTTTCATTGCTGACCCGTTTGGTCGGAATGCTACGTCGGTCCGTAAGTGCGGTCCTGCAGGTTCTGTGGCTGGGTTGTACATTGCAACTGACCGGGCTCAAGGGCCGTTCAAATCGCCTGCCGGTTTGCGCACCGAGCTTGGTGGCGTAGTTGCTCTTGAACGCCGCTTTACGTCAGCAGAGTTGGATACCCTTAACTCCAGCAGCTCGCCGGTAAACGCAATTCGCGATATCCCCGGCGCAGGTGTAGTGGTTATGGGTGCTCGCACCCTGCTGCAGGATGGAACGGCTAACCGTTACGTCTCTATGCGACGCTCGCTTATTCACATCCAAAAGCAGCTCAAAGACCTTACGCAGTTTGCTATGTTCGAAAATAACGACTCCAACCTGTGGGGCCGGATTCGCACAACGCTGAGTGTGTTCTTGAACGATTACCGCAATATTGGCGGCCTTGCTGGAACCACCCCTGATGAGGCTTTCTTTGTCAAGTGTGACCGGGAAAACAACCCGGACTCTGATATTGCACAGGGAATCGTAAACATCGAGGTTGGGGTTTCGCTTGAATACCCTGCTGAGTTTGTTGTCATCACTCTCAGTCAAAAGACTGCAAACTAACCGAAGGAGAAATAAATAATGGCAACCATTATTAACAACCGGTCAAATCTTGCGACCGACCCGATTAGGAACTTTCGGTTCCTCGTCAGCTTCAAACCGCACAACTCCAACCAACTGAACTTGTACGGTGGAGCAGTGCCGATTGGGTTTACCTCAATCTCTGGTCTGTCAGTAACCACTGACAGCATCCCCTACCGTGAAGGTGGGTACAACACGACGGTTCACCAGATTCCGGGACAGACCACGTTCTCACCAATTAGCTTGCAGCGTGGTGTAATTCTTGGTTCAAACCAGAACTGGGAATGGATGCGTAAGTTGTTCCGTACGGTACAGGCTGGTGGAAGCACCGACCTCATCACGGACTTCCGCGCTGACCTCGAGATTCAGGTTCTTAGTCACCCCATTGCGGGGGCTAACCCCGGAGACCCGACAGCTACGCCCTACGGCGACCACGTTGCCCTTCGTTTTCAGGTTTACAACGCATGGATTACCTCCGTTGCGTACTCTGACCTTAACGCGGGTGACAACGCCATCTACGTGGAGCAGATGACTCTGGTTCACGAGGGCTTTGATGTCAACTGGGCTCCGGACTTCAACACCTCGGCACCTGACTTTGACACTAACTCGTCAGCCGCAGTAACCCGGGTAGCCACAACTCGCGCGAAGGCTAACCCCCGCGCCCGGGCGACCCAGCTCCAGCGCACAACAATCGGCTAACACCTAAACCAAAAGGACTAAATAATGGATACAAATAGTTTAAAAGCAACTGACAACCCAACACTGGCCAATGAGCTGGTTGCGCAGGCAATTGCTGACCCGACACAAGATGAGCCACAAGAAGTAACTATTGAACTTCCTTCGGACACTCTGGTAGACCTTCCCGGTGGGTACATCACCACAGAGGGGGAGGTCTACCAGACCGCAGAAGTTCGAGAGCTCAACGGGCGCGACGAAGAGGCGTTGGCCAAGGCGTCTACCTTGGGACGCATGCTCAACATTGCCTTGAGCCGCGGCGTGGTGTCTATTGGCGGCAAGCCCGCTACCGAGAACATGTTGGACGGCATCCTCTCGGGTGACCGAGACGCTCTCTTGCTGGGAATCTACAAGGTAACTTTTGGAAACCCAGCAAAACTGGCTGCGTACTGTGGCGGATGCTCAGAGTACAAAGACATTGAAGTAGACCTAAATGCGGATATTAAAACTCGTATTTTGGTTAACCCCAAAGAAGACCGCGAGTTTACGGTACAAGGATTGAAGAGCACGTACACCGTTCTGCTTCCTAGCGGAGCTGTTCAAAAAGAAATGAACATGCTTGAGGATGCAAACATCCCTGCACTAAGCTCCATTCTTCTTAAAGGAACGGTAATTGCTATTAACGGTTCCCCGGTGTATAGCCCTGAACAAGTGCAGAGCATCGGTATTCGTGACCGTCGAAAAATCAGTGAAGAGATTGCTGAAAGAAACCCCGGCCCAAAGTTCGAAGACATCACAGTAGTGTGCCCGGACTGCGAGTCCGAGGTGGTGGTTCCGATTAGCATCGGAGCTTTGTTTCAGCTCTCGTAATAAGTCTTACGGAGAAATACTTACGGAATGGGTAGCCCTTACTCGGGCCTTTACCGGGTGGACTCTCACAGAAATTCAGAACCTGTCATTCCGCGAACGTAAAACGTGGTTAGACATTGCCAAACATAGTTAAGGATAAGTACGCACATGGCGGATGAGGTCACTAACGGGCTAAATAAGGCCAGTGCGGCCATTGACAAGCAGACAGTCAAGGTAGAAAAGCTTGTCAAAGAGTATGAAGAGCTTGCTCAAGCTGTCTACAAGGCTATGGGCGGTAGCGGAAAAATTGGTGGCGGAGGAGGCTCCACTGGGCCCATGATGCCCGGGGGCACTTTTGCGAACATCGCTCCGCCTTCCGGGGGTTCTGGAATGGGCGGCATGGGCGGCATGGGAAGCCTCCTCCCGGGGCTACTCTCAGCCGGTATTGCCGCAGGTGTAGGAGTTTACCAAGGACGGTTTATGGGAATGCCTGACGTTCAGGCAACCATGAACAGGGCCACCTCGTCCTATAATGCCGGTATTTCAATGGGCATTGGCGGAAGTGGAATGCGAGGCATGCAGTCCTCAACCCTTTCTGCAATGTCAGGCGGGTTGACTGCCAAAGGCAATGACGCCATGGTTTCAGAGTTCCTTGGTTCTCGAGGCATGAACTACAATGCCAACCCTAACTCGACGTATATGCAAACTGTTCGCGGAGTTAGCAACTCGGCCAAGTACTTGAACATGAGCAACGAACGTTCAATGGCGGCCATTGAAGGCCTTACCAGTGGCGCTACATCTAGGTCTTTGCTTAATAACCTTGGTATTTATACATCAGATGTATCTACTGGTAAAGAAAAGGGTCAGGCGCAAATCTTTAATGAGATTTCAAACCGACTTACTGCTGGTAGGGGCGCCTTCTCTGTAGAAGATGTAAACGACTCATTCCGCAGAGGAAACCTTGGGGCATCTTTGTCAGGCATGGGCCTGTCGGATGACCAACAGCAAATGTTCAAACAGTTCATGATTGCCAAGGCTCAGGGCAAAACCATGGACTTGTCTGACGATGCGGCTATGGCTGATTTGGCCAAAACTTCTGGGTTAAACCCCGCAACTATGGGCTACAAAAGCAATACGTATGATACACAAGCAATGGCTGTTGCCCAAGAAAACTACACCAAAGCAATTCAAGACATCCTTCCGCATTTAGAAAGTCTTAGCAAGACAGCCGGTGAAGCTGCTGCGGGGGTTGAGGGCCTTGCAAAAGCCACACTATCCTTTATGCAGGGCAACCAAGCTGGCGCAGGAGATGTCTTTGGAAAAATGGCCATGCTTAGCGCAGGCGGTGATGTTCTATCCACAGCTGTTGGTACCGCTATGGGCGGCGGATTCGGTGGCGGTGGCGGTGGCCGCCGCGGTGGTGGCGGTGGGGGTGGAGGCCGACGTGGCAGCAACAAGCTTCCTCCGGGTTACACCGAGGTAAGCCCCGGTAGATTTCGAAACGATAAAACCGGCCAGTTTGCCGCTGACCCGCGTACCGGAGCTAGTAACTCTAAGTACTTGGCTCCGGCCGACCAAACACCTAAAGATGGTGCGCCTAAACTTGGAGCGGGTCGTCAAGTCCTTAAAACAGCGGGCCAGCTCGGTAAGGGCATGGGAATTGCTGGCGCTGTCATTGGAGGCTTGACGCTTGCTGACGACATCGCAAACGGACACGGCTGGGGAACCAAGCAGTTCAGCACTGATATGGGCTCAACTATCGGCGGAACTGCCGGTGCAGTACTCGGCGGTGCGCTCGGCACGTTTCTTGGTCCTGTGGGTACTGTTCTTGGTGGTATGGCAGGCAGCTACGTAGGTAGCTGGCTCGGCGGTACAATCGGCGGCATGTTTGGTACAGGTGGAACTAACAGCACCATTAGTGGCAGTCAACCCACAGGCAGTGGTGCTGGAAACAAGCTGAGCTTTATTATGCCTGTTAATGGCAACATCTCTAGCGGGTTTGGGCCGAGGACTCCTCCGGCTCCGGGGGCTAGCAGTTTCCACGATGGAATTGACATTGGCGCTGCTGAGGGCGCGGCCATCGGTGCGTCAGCCGAGGGTGTTGTAACTGTCGCGGGGGACAAGGGCGCATACGGTAAGTACATTGAGATTAAACACCCCAATGGTTACATCACCTTTTATGCTCACCAGTCCCGCTTTGCTATTGGTGTAGGCGCAAAAGTTCGTCAAGGCCAGTTGATAGGTTACGTAGGAAACACTGGAGTGTCTACAGGCGCACACCTTCACTTTGGTATGCACGACGAAAAGGGCGCAAAGATTGACCCCTTGAAGGTTATTAGTGGCGGTGCTCCAAGTAGCATGAGTGGCGCTGAGGGCAGCAAGGGGTTTGTTTCCGGTGGAGGCGCAGTAGCCAAGGACTTAAACTCGCTGATTGACTCTCGAGCCAAGGTGGGTGCTGAACGAGTCGGCGGAATATCTGGCGCTAATGGTGGAATGGCAAGAGGCGCTGCTCCCGGTGGCTCGGCTGGTGGCAACAACCTCATGGTAGGAAATAGTCAGCAAAACCTTGTGAGCAACAACCGCATGGGAATCTACCTGCCCGGAGCACCTCGAGCCAAGCAGGGAGACTCTTATGTCGCCCAAGACGGCCCCGTCAACGTGCACGCTGGTGAGGCCATCCTTACCTCACAACAGGCAGACACATGGCGCAAAGCTCTCCAAAGCGGAAAGCTTGGCGGAAGCGGCGGGAACAACGTCACAATTAACGTTACTGTTCAACAAGCCTCTGAAGCAGAGGCCAAACGATTGGCAAAGATGGTTAAAGAATACATTGACCAAGATGACATGTTTAGTCAGATGGGAAGTTCATAATGGTATTTTTAAAACCGTGGGAAAACCCAAGACTGACATTCGTCAATTATCGAATGAATACGGGCAAACCGCCGCCGCCCAAATACGACCCCGCTAAAGGCACAGGGTTTCGCCCCGACGGAACCGCCGTTGGTCGAGGCGGCACGTACTTTAACGGCATCGGCGTCGCCGGGACCGGAGCCGACATTGAGGCTTGGAAGAAAAAGTGGAACGCTGCTGGCGCGGCCTTGAACGCCGCCGGACCAGCGTTGACCGAGCTGTATAACCAGCGGGTTGCCGCCGCGGGTGGTGGTGGTGGTGGTGACTCGGCTCCGGCCCCCGCACCCGTTGTTTTGAACTACGACGACAAGAAGTTTTCGTACAATATTGGGTGTGTACGGGATGCGTACTTCAGTAAACGACAGTCTTTTCATCAAGCATTGACTCCCAACGCTAAGGGTTCGATTAAAGACAGCCCAGTGACAATAGCTTCTTCTGAAGAACTCTGGTCAAGAGCAGGGACCAATAAAGGAATGATTACCCTGTTTATGCCCAAGGATACGGGCATGGGGCTAGACGCCGTGACGCCCGTTGAGGGAAGCCCATATTCGCCTAAAGAGTGGGAAAAGTACGGATTTCAATTTCACTACAACCCAACCAGCATTGACATGGTGTACTCTGGCGCGCCAAACACAGACGCTGCTTTGGAGATGTCTGGTCAAGAAAAGTTTAACCTTATTGGTGCGCAAGTCAGCCAGAGTACGCTTGCGCTAGACATTGTGTTGAATCGTGTAGCGGACATGAAGTATTACGACGAAAAAGGAAGAATTAAAGCGAGTGTACCCGACCGCAACAATTTGTATGCGCCCAGATTTCCCAGCCCTACTGAACAACTTGAAATATATAAAAAAGGCACAATGTACGATGTAGAGTTTCTGCTTTCTACGGTTATTGGCTACAAAATAGAAACCAAGTACCGCGGCCGAACGGCAGATGTTGGTTGGCTCAGTGGCCGACCAGTGACTCTAAATCTTGGAAAAGGACTAAAGTATCTTGGGTATATTAATGCTTTTAGTGTAAAGCACGTTATTTTCAATGAAAAGATGGTTCCTGTGTTTTCTACACTTAGCCTAAACTTTAACCGTATTCCAGACTATGCAGGAATTTAGATAACTATGATATTTACAGACAGCAGGTATGCTACGGGAGTTCTGTTTAAGGCGTTTAACCAAAGAAAACAGGACTACGACGTCACCGTATTTAGAAACTTCCCCTCAGGTAAAGCCCAATACTTTCTATACGTTTGGCAAGAGTCTGACCGAATTGATTTAGTATGCAAAAAATTTCTCAATACAGCAGGTGCATGGTGGAAAGTTATGGACTACAACCCCGAGATTCTTAACCCATTCGATATTCCTGTTGGAACAGTTTTGAGGATTCCTAGTGTTGAATGACCCTGCTCACCGGAATAACCCGGCGTTTAAAGCTCGTAGAAATACAAGCTTTAAGTTGTCGTTCCCCACGATGCCTTCGTTAAAGCGAACCCCCCGCAAAGTAGAGCTTCGGCAAGTACAGAACCACCACGACATTTTGATAATCAGCTTCCCTATCACAGGCAAAGTATGGTTTGACGAAATACCGACTGGTCTTCCTGTTCAATTTTCATGGGCGCAAGAAAATAATAGCGCCACATGGTATGGCTATGTTTCTTCAGTATCCAAGCTTGTTGCGCAATCTCAACGTGAGCAGACCATGGAAGTTCAGTGTATTGGGGCATCCTTCCCCCTAAAAGAACGTGCAAATAGAGTTTTTTCTGATTCAACTATTCCCGAAGCTGTCGAAACTATTGCTAAACAACACGGGTTAGCCTTTGTTGGTGACCAACATCCTCGAAGGTTTCCGCAGCTAACAATGGCGGGGCATTCTTATTGGGAATGGATTCAAGAGCAGGCAAAAAGAATTGGGTTTGCCGTGGTCATGCACAACACCACGTTGTACTTTAGAGATTTAGATTCGTATATTAATCAAAAAATTACCCAAGTTCCTCTTCTCTATGCAGGAAATACGCCAAGCCAATATCGAGGCCAGCTACACGACCGTACGTTGGATTCCTTTGAAGTTATTAAAGGCGACTTAATTGAGCAAGGGGTAACTCGACGTTCTGAAAAAACAGTTGGTGGGGTGGACCCTTTAACAGGACGGGCCAACACATCGACCGCATCGCCAAAAGACGTGGGAGATAGCCTACGAACTACCGCTAATGACGTTTTGTTTTCTGAGTATCGTACAGACCAAGTTGTTTCCAGCTATACAGACTCCGTACAAATGTCTAAAGGCGCCGCGCAAATGGGTCGCTTTAAACTCCCAGCCAAGGTAAAATGTCAAGGAGACCCTCGGATACATCCGTACGGTACAGTGCAAATACTTGGCACCGGAGAGAAGACGGACGGGTATTGGCTCGTAAAAGACGTTACCCATATTTTTCAAAAGTTTGGAGACTACAACATCACTATGACTGTAGTCACAGACGGTACTGGGCAAAATGAAAAAACAGCATTTCGTGGAACTCAAAATCTATTTACTAGTATTTTGAATATTCCAGAACTAGTTTCTCGACCAAGCTCTCTTGCACAATCTGCGCAAAACATAACAACAAGGTTAATTCAAACGGTACCGCCAACGGTTAGCTCTCAACAAGGGTTTAACCAAACACCCACTCGATGGAAGGCCACGACATGACCGCCCCGAACAAAATCTCAGAAACGGCTATTAAGTTGCCCTTTTCTTTTGGAGCAAACGGTGCAGTAAAAACCACCACAGAACAAACAGAAATTTGGGGAGACAGGGTACGCGGAGCAATTGGGACTGCCATTGGAGAGCGTGTAATGCACTCCGATTTTGGTACTAACATTCCCTTGTCCGAGTGGGACACCGCCTCTGTCATGGAGGAAACCATCATGGAGGAGGTGTCGTCTATGTTCAATATTGCATTTCCAACCCTAACGTGGACAAACATAACCACTGAGGTTGACCCTTACACAAACATTGTTTCTGCTGAGATTGAGTACACACTTCCCAATCAAGACGGCGTGTCAACCGAAGTTGGCATTGCAACCATTTCTAAAAACACACTACTAACTGAGGCAAGCCGATGACTACTGACCCAACAACTACGGGGACAAACCCAGTTCCCCTTTCTATTGATTACACAAACAGAGACTTTTACTCCCTTAGGGAGGCCCTTATTGCGCAGGTAAAAGACCGCATAAATACGGGAAATGACTCCAAATGGTACGGAAATGACACCTCTGACTTTGGGGTAGCTCTGATTGAGGCCTTTGCGTACATGGGCGACGTAATGAACTACTATGTCGATAGAATTGCTAACGAAACGCTACTAAGAACAGCAACACAGCGCGACAGCGTGTTCAACCTTGCCAAGTCATACGGGTACACTCCCGGGGGTTATCGCGCAGCGACTACTACGCTGACGTTTAGCAACGCGACACTTACTTCTGGACTTTCTACCCTTCCTGTTGGTACGCAAGTAGTTGGCTCAGTGACTGACGGAGACGTCATCCGGCAGATTAGGTTTACCACCACCCAACCAGCCATACTTACTGGGAGCCCTGTACCGGCAACCGTGTCAGTTACCGCACAACACGGGTATAACGTAACGTCAGTTTACCCCGCGGCTAATGCGCAAGATGTTGCCGGAGAAATACTCGGCACTTCGGACGGAACAGCCAACCAAGTCTTTAAACTTGCAGAGAACCAAGTTGTCGATGGAAGTATTAAGATATTTGTTCAGGTGGGTGACTCGTACGGTGAGTGGGAGCAGACGCTCCACCTTGCAGACTACGGCCCGGTTGACTCCGTGTATCAAACGGCTACTGATGGAGCGGGAAACACGTATGTCCAATTTGGAGACGGTGTATCAGGAGCTATCCCTAATACGTACGCAGCAATAAAGGCGCAGTATGTTGTTGGTGGCGGTTCTTTGGGTAATGTTGGAGAAAACACGCTTAAAGAATTTGAGTACATTCCCGGCTTTAACAGCACACAGCTTAACGCTGTAAGAGCAGCTCTACAAATTTCTAATACAATCGCTACGGGCGGAGTTGAGCCCGAATCTCTAGAGTCAGTTAGGCAAGCGGCTCCGCAAGCGTACTCCAGCACAAACCGAGCAATTACATTAGAAGACTACAACGGCCTAGCGCTTCAAGTTGATGGCGTTGGAAAATCCAATAGTTCCGCCAGCATCTGGAACAACGTAACCGTGTACATTGCTCCTCGCCGCGATGGCACGTTGGTTTCGCTGACCGATGTTTATCCCGGAAAAAACTCGACAAATACCGCAGTAACCCCTGCATGGACAACGCTACAGACTGCTGTACAGAACGAGCTGGAAACAAAGAAGCTCATTGGTGCAAACGTTACCGTCTCACCCCCGCTGTACACTGATGTGTATTTAAACGTAGTGTACAAATTGGCGCCCGGATTTGACGGTAGTCAGGTGGAGCTTTCTATGCGCCAGTTCTTAAATACGTATTATTCATACAATCAAATGGAGTTCAACATGGCGTTGTCTCCTCAAAACATAGAACTATTTTTGCAGTATGTCCCCGGAGTAGAGACCGTTAAAGTAAACAAGCTTTACCGTACTGGTGGGGCAGAAATCCCAGCCACTCTAACTGGAGCCGTAAATGAAATCTTTGTGCTGCGGGGAGCTGACGCAGCAAAGGTTACCTTTAACGTTGCGAGCCCCGTTTCTACGTTGTCTGGATTGACAATCTTTAACGGAACAACCGCAATTACTCTGAGCCCCTCGTTTAGCGGAACAACCACCAGCTACACCGCAACTGCAACGGGTGCGACCACCTTGCTGGTAACGCCAACAAGCGGTTTCAACTCCAGCATTGCGGTCGGCAACGTCCTCACTAGTTCGGGAGCAACGCGGCCGGTAGCGGTGTCTGGGGCAACGTACAACCTTGTAGTTACCAGCGTTTCCGCGGACGGGTCGTCTACGACTACTTACACAGTCGTTGTTACCCTCTAGTAGGTTCTTATGCAGGTAGACAGTTATGGGAACCGCAGGTTCTACGGCCTTTACCGAGGCGTAGTAGTTGAAAATGCCGACCCATTAAGCCAAAACAGGGTCAAGGTACGGGTTCCGCAGGTCCTGTTTGACGCCACTACTGACTGGGCTTGGGTTCAACAAGCCCATGGAGTTCAGGTAGACCCGCCAGAAATTGGCCAAGGTGTCTGGGTACAGTTTGAGGGGGGCGACCCGTCATTCCCTGTCTGGGTTGGTACATTTGCCGATACGGCTAAGTTAAAACTTGCGTTAAATGACCTTACAGACGTCAACACTGCTGGAGTTACTAACGGGCAAACCATTGTTTACCAAGCTTCGTCTAGCTCTTGGATTCCCGGAGCGGGGGCTCAAGGTGCACAGGGTCCGCAGGGGGCTCAAGGTGCACAGGGTCCGCAGGGTACCCAAGGCACACAGGGGGCACAAGGTGCCCAAGGAGCCGCCTCTACGGTAGCCGGACCGCAGGGCTCACAGGGACCGCAGGGGACTGTAGGACCTCAAGGTACGCAAGGCCCACAAGGTGCTCAAGGTGCGACGGGTACGCAAGGACCTCAAGGTGTTCAAGGTTCTCAGGGTGCTACTGGCTCTCAAGGTCCCCAAGGAACACAGGGGGCACAAGGCTCTCAAGGCTCACAAGGTCCTCAGGGACCTCAAGGAACGCAAGGTCCGCAGGGAAGTCAAGGAGCAGCATCTACAGTTGCCGGACCTCAAGGACCGCAGGGGAGTACTGGACCTCAAGGTACGCAAGGTCCACAAGGTTCGACCGGTTCTACGGGTGCTGGTGGTGCGCTTGGTTATTGGGGCAGTTTTTGGTCTACAAGCACTCAAACAACAGCCAGCTCTTCAGCCGTAAACGCGGTTACGCTAAACACAACTGACCCAGACTCAAACGGCGTTTCTATAGCATCGTCTTCTCGTGTGACGTTTGCGTACTCTGGAACGTATAACGTACAGTTTTCTGCTCAAGTACACGAGCCTTCAAACGGCTCACCTAGTATTGACTTCTGGCTACGGCTTAATGGGACAAACATTCCAGAAACAACCGGAACAGTAAACCTCAGTAATCAAATGCCGTATGCGATGGCCGCGTGGAATTACATCTTAGATTTATCTGCTGGTGATTACCTTGAGCTTATGTGGGCCGCGGATTCGACGAATCCTCGTCTGGAATACAAAGCCGCTCAAACAACCCCTCATGTGGCTCCTGCTACTCCTTCAGTCATACTTACTGCTCAACAAGTTATGTACACTCAGCTTGGACCGCAGGGGGCGCAGGGGTCTCAGGGTCCTCAAGGAGTGCAGGGTTCTCAAGGAACACAGGGGGTGCAGGGGTCTCAAGGAACACAAGGAACACAAGGACCACAAGGTGCACAGGGTCCGCAAGGCTCACAGGGTCCTCAAGGAGTGGGAGTACCCGCAGGAGGTACTGCGGGTCAATTTCTTACAAAAGTTAGTGCGACAAACTATGACACTCAGTGGTCGAACCTTCCCACGGGCTCCGTTATTCAAGTTCTCTCCACCGCAAAGACGACCGTTTTTTCTACAACGTCCACGTCTATTGTAGATGTGACGGGTATGTCGGTGACCATCACGCCAAAGTCAACAAGTAGCACTATCCTCGTTATGGTGAATTTTCTACAGAGCACCAACAACACAGCTACTACAAACTCATTTCGCATCATTCGTGGTTCAACCAGTATCGGCGCAACTGGTTCAACGTATTACTCAAGTCCCTTTCAGGGCGGTCTTACAGGTTATTGGATGGCACTAACTTTTCTTGACTCACCAGCGTCAACTAGCGCACTTACTTACAAACTTTCTATGTTGACCGGTGCCTCAACCACCGGCTATGTAGGCGCGTACTCCCAAAACACGGGCTTGCCGTCAACGTCAACAATTACAGTTATGGAGGTTGCATAGTGGTCGACATTCAGACCGTCCTAAACCGAATTCGCCCCGGTGCTGAGTGGACATTGGACGGGGACTCTTATGAAGGCCTTACTTGGCTAGATGACTCACCTAAGCCAACCGCAGAAGAAGTCGACGAGGCTTTCCCCGTTGTCGCTGAGCAAATTGCCGCAGAAGAACAGGCTGCCAAAGATGCCGCCCAAGAACTTGAAGAGCAGCGCGCTTCTGCTATGGCAAAACTAGCTATGCTTGGTCTAACCCCCGAAGAAGTCCGCGCTGTAATCGGTTTGTAAGGCAAAAAGTTTAGCTAACCCACTAGGCTGGTCTTACTATGATATCGGTCATTACACCCACATATAACACACCGCCAGATGTACTTGCCCGCACATGGGCATCGCTTAAGTCTCAAACCTATAAGGATTGGGAATGGGTTATCTGGGATGACTCTACTGTTCCAGAGACATGGGCGCAGATTTACGGTTTCGCTTCTGATGAGCGCTTTAAGATAACTGCGCATCGGTCCCACGTCCACTCCGGCTCTATCGGGGAAGTCAAGCGCCGAGGCTTTATGGTGGCGGAAGGCGACATTCTTGTTGAACTTGACCATGACGACGAATTGACCCCCGATGCTCTTGAGTTAATTGCCAAAGAGTTTGAGGCAGAAAATATCGGGTTTGTCTACTCTGACTGGACAGAAATACTTGCTGATGGTCAATCTGGAAAATACCCTGACGGCTGGGCTTTTGGCTATGGGCAGCACTATTGGGATGACGACCTACAGCTGTGGGGCTCCCGTGTTGCGGAGATTAACTCGACTACCTTAGGGCACATCGTGTCCGCGCCCAACCACGTCCGTGCATGGCGCGCATCTGTTTACCGCGAACTTGGCGGGCACAACCCGCAGTTGGAGATTGCCGATGACTATGAGCTGGTTGTACGTACAGCCCTTGTGACTGACTTTTCACATATCCCCAAGGTAATTTACAAGCAGCACGTAGGTGCGCACACTGCTCAACGTAAGCAGAATGAAAAAATTCAACAGTATGTTGCAGAGATTTCTGCCCAGTACAAGGACGCCATTGAAGAGGCTCTTGCCTAGCCTTTGCCCTATATCTGCCTAGGTATTCCGGCAGAATAGAAGTAAGACTTTAAGGAGACACTGTGGCTAATTACCCCGCTGGGCCAATTTCGTTTACCAATAAGGTAGACGGTGTAGACGCGGTTGTTGCGGCGGATGTTAACGTTGTCTACGGTGAGGCGGCTGCACTTGGCCTTGAACTTGGGCTTAACCCAAGGCAGAGGTCTTCAAGCACATGGCTAACTACATGGACGTCGAGCGGAAACGCCGCACACACTGACGTAAAGTCACGGTTAGATAACGTAGAGAATGGCGCATTTCGAGCCAACACACTCCTTGTCAGCAACGTAGGTGGCTCAAGCATTGTTGCCTCGGCCGCAAACGTCAAGGGGCTCGTCATTGCCGGTGCAACTAGCCAGTCCGCTAATCTTTTGGAGCTCAAAGCAACTTCAGCCGGAGACCCTGTGACACTTGTTACTCACGAAGGCAAGTTCATTACGCAAAACATCGATGGCGGAACATCTGCCTAATAGGAGCACGCCATAATGGCACGGTATAACTCATTTATATACAACACGAGTGTTCTTTATGGAGACACCTCAGGAACAACCTATGGGATTGAGCCCTTTGAAGTTCGCGCAATTAATTACGACAATATAGTCGTTTCTTGGCAGCAACCTGTAAACGTTCCTGTTACTAGTCCGTATACCCGCTTCCGTATTGTTAGAAGCCATACGCATCCTCCGGAAACACAAGAAGACGGCATCATCATCGTAGACGTCGAAGCCCCGTTTAACTCTGGACTTACGCGAGTTATTGACGGTGTGTCTAGAGAGGGGACTGCTTCAAAGACGGTTTATTTTACGGACCATCGTGAAAGTGTTCCTTTCTCTACAATAAACACCCGTGCCATTGCTCCGGGTAGAATAATCTACTACGCTGCATGGATTCTTCGTACAGATGGCGGGAATACCCTGTGGTACCGTGCAGGTGTAGCGCAAACTCTTCTTGCTAAATCGCACGATACACTTTTGGCCAACACCGACGATGAATTACTAAACAGCACGTCACGTACGCGTACACGTACGACACATGAAAAAATGATGGAACTGCTTCCACGAGTGTACACAACCGCCAGTCAAAGTCCGCTCGATGTTGTAGATGAAGGAAGCGACCTGTACTTGTTTATGCAAGGGCTGGCTTACTCTTACGATGAGGCGATGACCTACGCAGATTTGCTTTTGCCAAACCATACAGCAGAAAACTTCTCTAAAGAGATAGTTGACTCAAAAGCTTACGAGCTTGCACTTATGCCTGATAGTCAAGGCTCGCTTAAAACACAGCGCGCTCTTGTGCGAGAGTCTCGGTATATTTACACTCGAAAAGGAACTGCCCTAGCGTTAGGTACTTTGATTGAGGCAATGACGGGGTATAACGCCTCCATTATTGACTTCACAAACTACATGGCTAATCAACAAGACAGCACATTTCGTGGAGGAATTGGTAGTTGGGTAGCGGGAGCAGGGGTGACTTTAACCGCCGACTTTGCGGAAGCGCCCCCTGTTCCAGAAGATTTTGACGGCGACCTGTCCAATGCTGCAACGTCTAGTGAGTACGCGTTAGACCGGTCATACTGCGGAAAAGTAGTCACTACAGGTTCTAGCCAAGTTATCTCAAATGGAGTAACTGCACCAACTACTTTGGGTGTTCCGGTACGTGCGTCTACAAAATACCGTTTTTCTTTTTACGCAAAAAGGCTTTCTAGCTCAGCAAACATTACGCCAACCATAACTTGGTACGACTATAACGGAACGGTTATAGGAACTCCGGCAGCCAGTACTGCTGTTTCCGCCACTACTAGCTGGGCCAAAAAAACTACGGACCTAACATCTCCGGCAGGTGCTGTATATGCGTCTATTAGTCTGTCTTTTGCATCCGCTGGAACGTATTATTTAGACGCAGTAATGTTTTCTCCTCGGTATACCGTGACTGCCGCATCGGCCAGCGGGGGAATCGTGACGTACACGTCAACCAACTCTTTAGTTTCTGGACAACGTGTCTCTATTTCTGGGTTGTCTACCGCGGCGTTTAATCTAACAAACGTATTTGTAGAAGACGCTACAGCTACAGGGTTTACTGTACGAAACCCCGCTACTGGAACCGCCGTTAGTGGGGCCACGGCAAACTGCGACCACCCTTACGAAGAGGCTCGAGTAGCCAATGTTCGAGTATCGGCGAATAAGGTTAACTATATCTACAACCCGTCATTTGAAGCGAGCAGCACGGGATGGACAGCAACAAGCTCTAGTAGACCAACCGACAGTCCTCTTGGCCTTGTCGGTGGGACAAAATGTCTTCAAGCAACACTGTCTTCGGGCAACCCCATCAATACAACGACAACGGGTGGAGTAAGCTACGGGGGAGCACTTTTGGCGGGAAAATGGTACACATTTTCTATTTACGCCAAATCAACCGGAAGCACAGTAAACGCAAGCGTTTACTTAAAAGCAACTAGCGGAGCCAACTCCGTACAAACCCCAGCAAACCCTACGGCCGCGTATGCAACCGCGATAACTTCTTCTTGGGCAAGATATTCAGTTACTTTGTTTGTTCCCAGTAGCTACACAAACATTACCTTAGAAGCAGGAATTGTAGGTACTACTGGAACCATCCGCGTAGATGCGGCTCAACTAGAGCCGAGTTATCTGCCTACGGATTACTTTGATGGCAACTACATCATTGGCGGTGCAGAGTGGGAGGGAGGCAATGCAAACATCCACAATGCAATCTCTTACCTGTATGTCAACAAACCGTTTAGATTCCCACGACTTGTTGAAGAAATGAAAATGTACTTGCCTTCAAACACCCCCTATACGGTTGAAACCGTAGAGGGTGTCGAGTTTTCTGGATTTTCATCGTAGACTGACTACATGGATATACTTATTAGCATTTTCATTTCTAGTTTGGCCGTCGGTTTTTTTGTAGAGGTTATTGCAACTGCATTAAACGGATACGTGACAATTCCTGCAGGCATTAAAGGAATTATTGCCGCTGGCCTGTCTGTTCTTTCGTGCTGGATTTTAGGTGTTTCTGGATGGACACTTGTAATCGGCGGGTTTGCTTCAGCCTTTATTTACATTTCAATACTGCGTTGGCTTGACCGTCCAGTACAAATTCAGCAAGTCATGTCGCGCAGACTTCAGTAATGGTATACGCTTAGTGCCGCGAGGAGGCATATGCAATTACCATCTGAATTTTTCAGTGCAGAGCTGACCCCAACGGAGTTCCGTGTGGCGGTTGGTATGTTCCATTTGTCAACACCTACCGGAAAGGTAGATGTCACCATGGAAGAGCTTGGCGTGCTCACAGGTTACGGCCGTGAAGCACTTCGTCGCGCCATTCGCCGGATGGAAGAACTCGGCTTTCTGGAGACTACTCGTACCAAACGTAATCTTGGAAAGTATCACAAAAACGCGTACCAGTTCTTGTTACCATGCCTCCAGCCAGAGGCATCAGAGACTGTACCATGCCTCCCACCAGAGGCATCAACAGCTGATGAGGTGACAGCTGGTACAGATATACCAGTAAGTACTAGTAATACCAGTACAAGAAATACTTCGTATTTCTTGGTACGCGCCGGGGGCGCGACTCGAGAGGAGATTGTTGTGGGCCGATGGAACCCTGAGGAAGACGAAGGCATTGCCGGATTTGGTTTGTTCGAAGATGAGATGGAGGCTGGTCAGCCAAAGCCCAAAGCGGATAAGCGCGACAGCAAGACTCGTGGGCAGCGGACCCGCTCTGAATGGACTGCGAATGACGTGGCTACGGAGTTTTCCCAAAAGCTGGGACGAAAGCTGCCCTACACCGCTGGCATGGTCAACGTCGGTAAGATTCGCGGTGCTTTAGCGTCTTATCGAAAGAATTATCGAACGAATGCCGACATTGAGTTGGAAATTATGGAAATGTTTTTCGATGACGCCCACATCATGCGGGTCGTTGATAAAGACCCCTACAAAGCCTCTAACATCTACCTCGGAATGTTCAAGTCCCATTTGCCAAAGGCCCTTGAAAACCTTGGTCACACAGGCTCTGCCATGGAAGTACACGAGCCTTCCGACACGCCAGAGTACATCTTCGCCAGCGATGGTCGCCGGTTTGACAATACTCTGGTTGGACGTAAGCTTGCCGAACGGCATGAAGAGCGCCTGAAGGGGAAAGTATGACCTACCAAATTGGAGAGCTAGTCCCAATAAAGCGTTACTGGATAGCGCGCAACGGAAACATACCGGAGCGATTCTGGGGCCGCAATTTTGCAGACATCCAAAGAGACACCGGGCAAGAACTGCCGGATGTCAAGGACTGGGTGTCCGACCTGCTGGCCGGAAAGATTATCAAGAACCCCGGTGGCTTGGGCGAGACTGGTGTGGGAATCCTGCTGGAAGGTGACCCGGGCCGCGGTAAAACCACCACCGCAGTAACAACCATCATGGAGATTGTCCGACAGTTACCTGACGCTCCGGCCGACATTGCTAAAGTGTTTCACTACGCACCTACTGACTGTGGGTTCAACACCCGTGGAGTGTACTACTTGACCATGCCCGACTTCATCAACCAGAAGAAGGCAGTATGGGATGCAGACCCTGATGAGAAGCGGGAGCTTCAGCGCGAGCTAGACGGGTTCTACGGGCGAGCCAAGGAGGACTGGCTAAACGTCCGCGTGCTTATCCTTGATGACCTTGGCAAGGAATATGGGTCGGAGTTCAACAAGGTTACCTTCGACGACATTCTCCGCGCTCGATACGACAAGGGAATGCCCACCATCATCACCACCAACAAGCCCTTGGCCCAATGGAAGAAAGATTATTCGGAGGCAATGCACTCTTTTGCCCGTGAAGCTTTTCGACGCGTTACACTAGAAGGTAAGGACCAACGCTGATGAAAGGCTCAACCTCAATGCCTGACTGGCGCACTATTCAAATCTTCCTTGAGGATGACGGTGTGTACGAGCTTGAAGCCGACTCAGAAGATTACCAAAAGATGCGCTGCAGTTGCTCCTTTTACAAAACCGGTAGACGGTGTAAGCACATACGCCACGTTCGTCGCCGTATTGAAGAGAACGACGGAACGTACGCCATTCAGATTCCCTCGACTGTAAACGACGAAGAAGTCATTGCGGCAATGAAAGACCGCGAACTCTTTCGAAAGTTTTTAATTGACAACGCCAAGATTGAAGTAATCGAGTGATAAATGGGGACATCTCCAATGAGACTCCTCCCCGCCTCATTGTCAATATTGACACCGTAGTAACTTCGGAAATTGCCGAAGAACGTCGGCTTCTTGTTTCAACCAAATTAACTCGCCGTGTCCTTGGCCTAAACAACCCCGCATTGTCGTTTCTTTGGAATAAGTCAGCTAAGTTTGGGTTGTCCGTAGAACTGGCTGCTTTTGCAACTGACTTGTGGACACAGGAACACCTCGATAAGCTGATGGCTCGGCTGGATAGCCGTGGGGCTAACCCCTTCAACTATGCAGAACTGTACGACAGTATTGAAGATTTCATCGGGGAACTTCCATATCGACCAAATCTAAAGGGTGTCATAGACATTCGAGACCGAGTTGCGCGGTATGGTTCTTGGGGCATTGAACTAGAGAACTTGTAAAAAGAGGGAACAACATGGCACACGATAACGAGTACCGACTAATCAGCAAGGTCATTGCAGACCGGCACATCATACCTGTCATAGAGGCCGGACTTAAAGATGACTGGATTGTCGACGACGACCTACGCCGTGTCTGGAAGTTCACTCGCGAGCACTATGCAAAGTACCGCGAAGTTCCTACGTACACTTCTGTCAAAGATAACTTTCCCAACTTTCAAGCGCTCAATGTCGAGGACACCATTGAGTACCTTATCGACAAGATGGTGGAGTTTCGTCGACGTACCTTGACGCTTTCCGGCGTCAGTAAGATGGTCGACGAGTTGCAGGGTAACGACCACGAGTCCGCCATTCTGGAGATGTCGAAAACAGTAACGCTCATTAATGAGCAGGGCGTTATTGGTACACACCACATTGACTTGTCAAAAAACCCTGACGCTCGTTTTGAAGAGTACGAGAGTGTACAGAATCAAACACTGCTTGGCATACCTACCGGGTTTGCAAAGATTGACGACGCCACTGCCGGGTTGCAGGGCGGTCAGCTGATTACAATCATCGCTCCACCCAAGACTGGTAAGTCACAGATTGCCTTAAAGATGGCTATCAACGTACACGAGGCCGGTAAGACTCCCATGTTCCAATCTTTTGAGATGAACAACCACGAGCAGGCTCAACGGCATGACGCAATGCGTGCGCATATCTCTCACAAAAATCTTCGTCTAGGAAAGCTTCCCATCGTGGAGGAGCAGCGTTACCGCGACATGCTCAAAGCAATGGCCACGCGACACCCCTTTCATCTCGTCGACGCCATCAACGGGTTGACCATTGACTCTTTGGTAGCCAAAGCAGAGCAACTGAAGCCCGACATCCTTTTCGTAGACGGCGTCTACCTGATGCTTGACCAAGTAACTGGTGAGGCCAACACACCACAGGCTTTGACCAACATCACCCGAGGTCTGAAGCGCGTAGCCCAGCGGTTGGACATTCCTGTGATTATTACTACTCAGACTCTGCTGTGGAAGATGAAGGGCGGAAAGGTAACCGCGGACTCCATCGGGTACTCCTCGTCATTTTTCCAAGACTCCGATGTAATTCTTGGCCTCGAGCCGACTGCGGAAGAAGACGCTATGTCCCGAATCCTCAAGGTAGTCCAGTCTCGAAACTGTGGTCCGGTTGACGCCCTTTTGGTTTGGGACTGGGAACGCGGGTGCTTTCACGATGAGGATGAGCGCAATACCTGTAAGTTCTGCGTTCCTTGGTCACCTACCATAGGAACCCCGTGAGCGTAGACATAGAGCAAGTTCTAGACGAACTGGGATTTGACTACACCGTTCGCGGTTCGGAGGCCAACGCCCTGTGCCCCATGCACAAAACTCGGACAGGTAAAGATGACAACTCACCTTCTTGGTGGATAAACCTAGACAGCGGACAGCACATCTGCTTCTCTTGCCAGTACAAAGGTAACTTGTTCCACCTTATCGCTGACGTAAAACAGTTCTATCTGCCGTCATGGGGAGACATCGTTGACCACGACATCGCTGCCGCGCACGGTTGGCTGGCCTCTATTGCGGACATTTCTCCGGATAAACTTGCCGTAGCTTTCCAGCGGATACCCTCCAGAGTAGAGCAGTACGCTCCTCTTCCAGAGATGTCGGAGGCCCGCCTTGCTGTCTTCGGTTCCCCACCCCCGGACAAGCTAGAAGAACGAAATGTTTCTTGGGAGTCGGCAGCAGCGTATGAAGTTATGTGGGATGCTTCACGAGAAACTTGGGTACTTCCTTTTCGTGACCCAATTACTGGACGCCTTCTTGGGTGGCAGGAAAAGGGGACTAAAGAGCGAACGTTTATGAACCGTCCTCCCGGGTTACCTCGTTCAAAAACGTTGTTTGGGTTATCCCAACTTCGAGACGATGTGGCGTACTTGGTCGAGTCTCCGCTTGATTGCTTACGGTTCCACACCGCGGGGTTCCCCGGGGCCCTTGCTATTTGCGGAGCCACAATAAACGAAACCCAGATAAAGCTGATTCGTAACGCCTCTCGTATTATTGTTGCCTTTGATAACCCCAAGGTAGACGCCGCGGGTAAAGCCGCCTCCGCACAAATCAAAGAGTACGCCTTGAAATACGGACTAAACATGTCGTACTTCAACTACGGAGATACTGGCAAGAAAGACCCGGGAGACATGACCAACGAAGAGATTGCTTGGGGCGTTGAGAACTCACAGTCCTTTTTAAAGGGAGAGTCCGCCTATGTTTAAGGGAACGCTAAAGCCGTACCAAGTAGATGCCGTACAAGAGATGGTTGACAAGAAGAAGATGCTTGTGGCGTATGAGATGGGCCTCGGAAAGACGCCAATGACTATTGCCGCCATAGAGTCTTCTGTACATACATTACCGTACGATGTGTACAAAACAACTGTTCTGGTACTCTGCTTGGCCAGCCTAAAGTACCAATGGAAGTCTGAAATCGAGAAGTTCAGTGACTCGACTGCGCTTGTCATTGACGGTACGCCCAAGCAAAGACAGGCGTTCTACGATTCGTATTACGAATACGACTACATCATCATGAACTATGAGCAAGTAGTTAATGACTGGGATACCATAAAAACACTTGACATTTCTGCAATTGTGTGCGATGAGGCCACGGCCATCAAAGGGTTTAGAGCCAAGCGAGCTAAGAAGGTAAAAGAGCTCGCCAAAAAGATTCCAATTAGGTTTGCACTTACAGGAACTCCCATTGAGAATGGCCGTCCTGAAGAAATCTTCTCCATCATGCAATTTGTTGATGCCGATGTTCTGGGTAGGTTTGACCTCTTTGACAAGACGTTTATTGTACGTAACCACTTTGGCGGAGTTCAGCGTTACCGCAACTTACCCACGCTGCATAAAACGTTGTCTGAGTCAACCGTTAGGAAATCGCAGAAAGACCCAGACGTAGCACCGTATCTTCCTGACGCAGTGTACCGAGCCCCGCTAATGGTTCCTTTAGACAGAGCCAGTAAGTTGCTCTACAACTACATTGCCAATGACCTACAGGAGTTGTTGGTGGAGGTTAGCCAGTTGTTTGGTTCTGGGTTTAGTCTTGAACACCACTACGGTCAGGGTGGAAGTTTTGGCGACCCAGCCAATGAATACCGCGGGAAGATAATGTCACGAATCACCGCTCTTAGGATGCTCTGCTCCAACGCGTCCTTGCTAACAACCAGTTACGCGGAATTCAGCAAACAAAATGGCAAGGGAAGCGCGTATGTTCATGGCCTAGGCACAGAGGGGTTGTTAGACGGGTTAACTAAATCTCCTAAACTCGATGCCACCGTCTCATATTTAGCAGAGCACCTAGACATTGACCCTACGTACAAAGCCGTTGTGTTCTCTTCGTACCTTGGCTCCGTTGACCAGATAGTTAATCGACTAAACGCCAAAGGCTATTCAGCCGTTGCTTACACGGGAGAGATGAATGCCAAAGAAAAAGAAGCAACCAAAGTCAAATTTCAGACTGAGGCAGAAGTACGCGTTCTTGTATCTTCGGACGCAGGGGGCTATGGAGTCGACTTGCCGCAGGCCAATCTTTTGGTCAATTACGACCAACCTTGGTCAGCAGGTCTATCTGTACAACGAAACGGAAGAATCAACCGAACGTCCTCCACTTGGCAAACAATAACTATTCAAGACATTCTCATTCAGGGTTCGATTGAACAACGTCAATACGACACGCTTAAGCAGAAAAAGAACGTGGCCGGTGCAGTTATTGACGGTAAGGGTATAAACTCCAAAGGAGGAGTTGACCTGACAGTAGGCAGCTTGATAGAGTTTCTTAGTATCAAAATGATTTAGGAGGGTATCCATGGCTAACGCAATTCCAGAGGAGCAGGTCCGGTTTACCGACCCTGACAGCCTTGAAGCGCAGGTGCGCGAGTACGTAAAAGTCAAGTCTACAATTGAGACGATGGAGGCTCGACAGAAGGTTCTGCGCGAAGCCTTGTTTGCCCGTCTTGATGAGGATGGCTACGAAGACGACAAGGGTAACGTCCTTATTGAGTTTGACGCAGAGATTGACGGCGTTGTTCGGATTGAAAAGAACCGCCGAGTTCAACGAAAGCTAGATGAGAGCATTGCTGACGAGATTATTGCTGAACACGGCCTCGAAGATGCGGTTTACGAGATGAAGCGCGTAATCAATGAAGACGCGCTTATGGCTTCTATGTACGATGGCAAGGTAACCGAAGAAGAAATTGACCGGATGTTTCCGGCCAAGGTTATCTGGGCACTCGTTACAAAGAAGAAGTAATGGCTGGCTTACGTAGCGAAGAAGAGATTCTCAAAGCATTTGAGGGTCTTGACAAGGTTCCGGGGTCAAAGAAACCTCGACGAAGCAGCACTGAAGCTGCAGACCGTCGACGGGCAAAAGCCTACGGAGAATCAAACGGTTGGGATGAACGTCCTACCATCAAGGTTCTTCAAGGAGTGGAGACTGAAATCTTTACCATCGGCGCGTTAGCACACGCGTTGGAGAAAAAGATTGTCACAATCCGCTTGTGGGAGAATAAGGGGTATATCCCTATCGCTCCTTATCGTTTGCGTTCAAAGACGCTTCAAGGTAAAAAGGTAAACGGGAATCGCGTGTATACTCGTGACCTGATTGAAATTGCCATTGAAGAGTTTAACCGACGTGGACTTCTTGGCTCTTCTCGTATAGAGTGGAGTCAACACGGGGACTTGACTGAGACGCTAGTGCGTCGCTGGAAAGAGTCCGTGCACCGAGAGCAGTAATGCCTCACATCCAACCGAGTGCGTAAGCCTCATTACCAAAGGAACAAAATGCAGAACCCCACCATGGATGCCACAGATTACGACATCCCCATCGCCCTTGCGGAGGACGCGCCTGACGCGGCTCCCAAGCACGGCACTTCCGTCCAGTCTGGATGGGGAGCAGCCGACGCTCTTCTGAAGCCCGCGCGGGACAAGGGAGACTACCCGAACGATTTCCGTTTCAGCGACTCGGCCCAGTTGGTCCGTTTCCTTGAGAACGAGCCGTTCTCTGTGTACTACCAGCACTGGCTTGACCGCACTGAGGGAAAGCGTTCGTTCGTTTGCCTCGGCGACCAGTGCCCGTTGTGCGACATCCTTGGCGACAAGCCTCGTGGCAAGTTCGCCTTTAACGTTCTCGTTGTAAGTGACGAGAATCCAACTGTCCAGATTCTCACTGCTCCGCCGATGTTCGCTCGTCAGCTCCGTGCTGCAAACGACGACGCTCGTCGCGGTCCTTTGAGCAAGTACTACTGGTCAATCTCTCGGCAGGGAACCGGGCCCCAGACCACGTACGGCCTTGAGCGTGTACGTGCGACCGACCTTGCCGATGAGTGGGAGCTCGATGCTGAGAAGCTCGATGCGCTCGCGCAGGAAGCCGTAATGTACGGCCCTGAAACAGTCTACGTAACCCCTCGCGAAGAACTGCTTCAGATTGCGCGTTCGCTCGTAAGCTAACCCACTCCACGGGGGCTGAGATGTCTTATCCTTTCTTCATCTCAGCCCCCCCTTCATCATCTGAGGGGATGGTATGAACATAATTACAACTGAAGCTCAGTTGCAGGAATTCGTCGACGCCTATTCAAAGGTCGACGCATTTGCATTTGACGTAGAGACCATCGGCGAGAACCGCATCTACCCCATCATCAATGACGTGTGCTGGATTTCGTTTGCCATTGAAGGCCGTGTAGACGTCATTCCAATGGGACATCCTAACGGTTCGTTCTTGTTTCACACCAAGCCCGTCTTGCTTGAGGGCAAGCGCCGAATTGCTGCAGGCAAGCCGTTAACTGACGCGCACTATTCAAAGAACTCTAAATTGTGGGTACCTGTCTTTGATGATGCTCCGGCGCAACTTACTCCAGCACAGGTATTCCGGGCGATTGAACCGCTCATGTTTTCTGACGCACTCAAGATTGGTCATAACGTAAAGTTTGATTTGAAGTCTGTTGCCAAGTATTTCCGTGGACGAGTCCCTACAAAGCCCTTCTTTGACACTCTCATGGCCTCCTTTATTGCCAATAACCTCACAAAGAATAACCTTGGCCTTGCCGCGTGTGTTAAGCGCGAACTCAGCATAGATGTAGAGAAAGGTGTAGGAGCCAACGTGGCTGAGCACTCCTTCGAGGATGTTGCGAAGTACTCCGGCATTGATGCAGAAGTTACGTGGAAGTTGTACAAAAAGCTTGCCCCACAATTGGTGGGTTCACTGGCCCGTGTTTGGAAACTCGAGATGGATGTCCTTGCGGCCCTCTGCGACATGGAGCAGGCCGGAGCTTACATTGACGAGGCTCAGCTAGATTCTCTGGCGGAGCAGATTAGCGCGGATAAGCAAGCTGCAGAAGCTCGGGCTTACAAGATTGTTGGCAAGGCTTTCTCGATTAACTCCATACCCGAGAAGCAACGTCTTTTGTTTACAGAGATTGACGGAAACAAGCCTCGTATTAAACCAAACGTAAACATCCCGACATCGCTTACACCAAAGGGCAAGGATGCCAAACGTGCCGGAGAAGAGTTGGTTCCGGCGTACTTCTCAGTATCAGCAGACGCGCTTGAGTTTCACCGGGGTAAGGACGCTCTTGTTGACGCTCTCTTAGAATACCAAGACCTCAACAAGTTGATGACTACGTACGTTACTCCGTACAAAGGCGGTTCGGTTAAGCACGTCACTAACGGTAAAGAAAAGATTACTGAGCGTAAGAGCCTTCTCATCAATGGGCGTGTCCACACAAACTTTAAAGCTCATGGGGCAGAGACTGGCCGGTTCTCTTCTAGTGAGCCCAACTTGCAAAACATCCCCTCATCAGGGAAGTACGGCAAGTTAATCCGAAACCTGTTCATTGCTCCTCCGGGGTGCAAACTTATTGTTGCCGACTACTCGCAGATTGAGCCGCGAGTTATTGCCGCATTTTCGCAAGACCCAATCATGGTAGAAAACTACCTTAATGGTGGGGACATCTACACCACCATTGGTGACACTATGGGAGTCGACCGTAAGGCTGGGAAGGTGCTTGTGCTTGCCATCTCGTACGGCGTAGGCCCAGACAAGATTGCCTCCAGCATTGGGTGTAGCGTAACGCAAGCGCGTGACCTGCTTAAAAACTTTGAGCAGCGGTTCCGCAACATCCCTCTGTACAAGGCTCGAGTAGTCGCACTGGCACGTAACCGTTCTCCAGTACCTTTTGTCGAAACTATCTTCGGACGTCGTCGGTATATCCCCGAGCTGACCACCGCCACTGAGCGTGGACTAATCTCGCGTGCCGAACGGCAGGCCTTCAACACGGTCATCCAAGGTTCGGCTGCAGACATCATGAAGTTGGCCATCGCCCGCGCACACTCTTGCTTTATAGACGAGCCGGATATAAATGTTGTACTTACTGTACACGACGAGTTGGTTACTATTTGCCCCGAGGACCGGGCCGAAGAGGCGGCAGAGGCTATCCGCGTGTCCATGGAAGGAATACATCTTAAGGAGATTACACTTCCATTAAAGGCAGAAGTATACATTGTAGACAAATGGGGAGAGGCAAAGTGAGCTTAAGAAGAAGACCACCATCTCCTAATTTTTCTTTGACCGAGATTACTTCCCGCATCCGAGGGTTTATTTTAGATTCCCAAGTTAATGAGGCCGACCACATAAGCGGTCTTCTCGGGTGCCCACCAACTAGCGATGAGGTTGCCGACAAAGAATCCGATGAAAGCAATATCCGGATGTCTCGTGTAGAGCACCTTATTCCCATCATGTACATGTACGCAAAGACAATGGCTGATGGCGTTGTAGACCACCAGCGCACCCACGCTGAAGCCGAACTCGATGACGAAGACCTCAACGGAATGAACGCTGCTGCTTGGGCAGCAACTCGGAAGGCGTTTACCCACGTTGCTTTGAATACCCTTATGGGAGCCGTATCTCAAATGGTGGATATGGGATACCTTAACCTCGAACCGGAAAAGAAGAGGAAGTCAAGATGGAAGAACCGTTAAAGAAGACTATGACTTACGAGGAAAAGTTTGACATTGCTATTGCCAAACTAAAAAAGATGTCAGACAAACATCCCGCTATGGTCTGGTACTCAGAGGCAAAGTTTTTGTACTCATTGCTACCGGAATTGGTTGCAATGCTTGAGCTGGGTAAGCAGTACAACATCGATAGTTTTACTTTTGAAGAAGACATCGCTGCTCATTGGGAGCACATTCAATTTGTCAATAAAGTTGTAGGAGAAAAAATCAGTGAATAACGCAGACTGGTGGGCTAAGAAGTTAGGTCAACAGGCTCCAACACCACAACCCCGGCAAGACCCAACTCCCCAAGCGCCCATAAGCCAGCAACCCATGGCGCAAATGCCGCAGCTCCAACGACCTTCGAGTGAAAGGGCCCAAAGTGCAGCACAAACGGCTTCATGTCCTGATTGTGGGTCTGGTAACTACATGTCAGTGGCTAATACTGCTCCCCGTTGTTTTGATTGCGGTTACCCTCTGGAGCAGTCTGGCTCTCGTTACGGCTCTCTTGCTGGCGCTCACGTCGAAGGGGCTGCGCGCTCGGCGGCAGGAAACAACCCCGTTAGTAACTGGAACCCCCAAGGCATCATTGGAAGGATTGGCGAATAATGGGTAAGGCATTTTCAAACTTTGACATTGACTTAAAGTTTGGTCAACTCGGCGAAGCGTATGTTGAAGAGGTTTTTACCGGCGGGTTTAAAAGTGAAGTAAAGACTGACCGTCGTTGGAGAGACACCAACAATATTTACGTTGAAACCCGTTGCTGGAAAAACGCAACTCGAACATGGGAAGCTTCAGGGGTATACGCCCCGACGCTCGAGGCAGAGATTTTTACGTACAATCTTGATGGCATGTTAATCTGTGTTCCAATCGAGTCGTTTATTTATACCGTAGAAAATCACGGTCGACCGATTACTTGCGACATCGAGCCCAACCCAAGTGAGGGCGTTTTGCTTACGGTTTCTGAAATTGCACGAGGACACCGAGAATGGATTAGGGATAATGACAATGATTAACGCTGAAGCACGAAAGATTATGCTTGCCATCAATAAGCGGTTTGGCGAGAATGTTGTAGTAGTTGGTGAAGACATCCGTGCGGGTCTTATCTCCAAAATTACAACAGGGTCTACGACGTTTGACTATGTTCTCGGTGGAGGATTCCCCGGCAACCAGTGGAACGAACTCATTGGAGAAGCCAGCCACGGAAAGACCGCCATTGCGCTCAAGTGCATCGCCGCTAATCAAGCGTTGAACCCTGAGCACACCACGGTGTGGGTCGCGGCTGAGCAGTGGGTTCCTGAGTACGCCGCGATGTGCGGTGTCGACACCAGCCGCGTCATTGTTGTTGAAACTAACATTATGGAAGAGGCATACCAAGCAGTCATTGAGTTCGCCAAGTCCAAAGCAGTGGACGCCATTGTTATTGACTCGCTTCCGGCGCTGGTTCCTCAGCCCGAGATGGACAAGACAATGGATGAGATGACTGTTGGTCGTGGAGCCCTGCTTACCAACAAGTTCTTCCGTGTAGTGGGGGATGCCATGAAGCGCAGTCTCATTGAAGAAGAGCGCCCAGTTCTGGGACTTATTATTAATCAGTACCGTATGAAGATTGGCGTCATGCACGGCGACCCTCGTACGACACCCGGTGGACAGGGCAAGGACTACGCTTTCTTTACCCGCTCTGAGATTCGTCGCGATGAGTGGATTGAGACGGGTTCCGGAAACAACAAAGTACGCGTAGGTCAGCGAATCAAGATTCGTACGATAAAGAACAAGGTCGCCCCGCCTCAGCAGGTTGCGTACATTGACTATTACTTCAAGAACCACAGCATCTACTCCGCAGGTGATTACGATTTTGCCAAGGAAATTGCGGCAATGGTGATTGTCAAGGGAATTGTAGACCGCAAGGGCGGTTGGATATACTACGGTGAGCGCAAGTGGAATGGCCAAGAGGCATTGGTATCTTCTATTCGTGAAGAGGTAGACTTCATGGAAGAACTTCGTGAAAAAATTCTAGATACACCCGACAGCATTATGGAGGCAGTTAATGACTAAAGACTTTGTAATCAACGATGTTGAGTGGGCAAAGGTACTCGAATTCCAGTACGAGGTGTACATGGAGGCTTGTTTTGAATCTTTAGACGCGGATGCTGATGATGAGCCTTTTGAGACTCTTTCTGGAGAACCGTTTTGTGGTTGCAACACCTGCACAACCCGAGAGACGCTGTTCTTTTTTACCCCCCGCCTTCTTAAGGCAGCCGATGAGGGCAAGGTTGAGCTTGCGTAGCGAAGGCCAAAAACAATCACAGGCGCACGAGAAACGTATTGCCAAAGCAATCGGAGGCAGCACTACTGCTGCCTCCGGTGCTTTTTGGAGCCGTAAAGGCGACGTGCGCAACGCTGATTTGTTGATTGAGCATAAGTGGACAGGCAAAAAAACTAAAACAATTAGTTCTGTTGAATTAAAGAAGATAACTCTTGAAGCCATCATGGATGGTCGGTTACCTGTATTTGGCATCCATCTAGACGGAGAAGACTACGTCATCCTTCTGGAAACTGATTTTCTAGAAATGTGGAACAAGCATGAAGGATGAAACGTGGCGCGAACGCGCACGGTGTTCTGGAATAGACACGGAGTTATTCTTCCCTCCTAGGGATAAAAATAAGTACAAAGACATTGCTACACAGGCCAAGGCCTACTGCTTTGGCGCAAATGGGAACACCCCCTGCCCAGTTCTTAAAGAGTGCTTGTGGTATGCGATAGACTCAGACGAGGTTCATGGCATCTGGGGCGGCATGAGCCATAGGGAAAGAAACGCTCTTGTAAGAAAGTGGAAGAAGTCTCCACAAGGAATGACCTTGCAGGAGTACATCATGAATCCAGAAAGAGGGAAATAATGCCAGAGCCAAAGTCAGACTTGCGTAAATTCTTAGACGCAAAAGCCCGCCCATCTCGAGTTATGGGGGACATTGAGCGCCACCTTATGGCAAAGCCACCGGGTGACCGGTCTACCACCGTCCTTCACCCCTCCGAAATTATTAAGCGAGACTGGTGTAAGCGTGCTTCGTACTTCTTGCTGAACGGTGTACCAAAGGTACACGAGAAGATTCCTCTTCGACTTCAGTCCATCTTTGATGAAGGACACGCCATTCACTCTAAGTGGCAACGCTGGTTTCAAGAAATGGGTGTACTTCACGGACAGTTTCTTTGTTTGGTGTGTGACAAGGTAACTTTGGGAACTTCCCCAAAAGAGTGCGTGCACTGTGACGCCCCATGGGCAAAGTTGATTTACAACGAAGTAACCCTCCGCGACGAAGAACTGCGCATTGCAGGCCACACCGACGGCTGGCTAAAGGGTATGGGCGATGATTGTCTTATTGAGATTAAGTCCATTGGTCCGGGCACCATCCGCGTAGAGGCTCCCAGCCTGATGCAGGATGCTGGCGGAGACTTTATGAAGGCATGGGGCAACGTCCGTCGCCCGTTCTCTCCGCACATTCTTCAGGGGCAGGTGTACCTCGAGCTTATGCGTCGAATGGGTAACCCTGTAGAAGAGATTGTGTTTATCTACGAACTCAAGGCCGACCAGTCCTCGAAAGAGTTCACTATAAAAAGAGACTATGAACTTGTTCGCCATGTGTTTGATGGCGCAGAGAAAGTTCTAAAAGCAATCGACGCTGGAGTTGCCCCCGTATGTTCTAACAATTTGGGAGGAACCTGCAAGCAGTGCGCTCCCTACGAGGAGGTCTGATGTCTGCTTTGGATAAGTTTGAAGAAATGGGGCTGGTGTTTACCAAGCCTTCTTTAGAGCAAGTAACCCTGCCCCCAGACATCACCATGCTGAGCAGTGAGCAGCTGGCGGAGAAGTTTACCGCGTTGACCGCATGGGCAGACTACATTGCCTCTCAACTGGCCGTGGCTCAAATTGAAGAGCGAGCTGCGCAGCGAGCCCTTGACTTTGAAGAGAACAAGCAACTCGTTACCAAGATGGGTTCCGCAGCTCGGGGCGAGCGCATCACCCTTGTCAAAGCACAGATTTCTGTTGATGATAAAATTGTTAGCCTGTCTCAAAAATACGAAGACAATTACGCATATCGCAAGTTGATGGAGATGCTTCTCAACAACCACGAAAGAGACCTGTCTTTAGTTTCTCGTGAGATTACTCGACGTGGCAGTGACCAACGTGCTTTGCGTAAGGACTGGGGAGTTTGATGGGTGACCGTAAACTTACAGACGCTTACTGGATGGAAATAGGCGCAAAAGCAGAGCGCGCAAAGATACTTGCAAGTCTGCACCAACTGCTGTCAGACGAAGTCAAAGATGTAGCAGGAGACATGGACCGCGCACGCGGTATTGAAATGGCGATTGAACTGATTAATGGCAAAACGCCCAAAACATATACATGAATTTGAAGCGTGGGCTTGGTGGATAACCATACTTATCGTGGTTATCGTTTCACCAATAGCTGTAATTATTTTATTAAACCTTTAGGAGAACTCAAATGAAGGAGAAAAGCCCTCTTCGCCAGCACGACATCCGAACTGGCGCAAAGCAAGAGCGGGAACGCATCCTTGCGCTACTAGAAGCCGAGGTGTGGGATGCACCCGAGATTGCTGACCCATACGTGCGACACATTATTGGGCTTATCACTGGAGAAAATAAGGTAAAAGAAATAAACGATTTGTTAGGAATCATAGGCAAATGACTGCTCGCAAGTACTTTCTTATTGCCGACAAAGCACTGGAGTTGCGTTTCGACGGGTGGACTAAATCTCAACGGTTGTCGTACTTTTTAGGGTTTATATCTGCCGAAATAGGAGACGCTCAATTCTCAGTAATTGTAGATAGGTTAATCCAAAAACAAGGTAGACAATTGGCAGAGTTTGCAGAAGAAGGAAACAAATGACTGCCGGTAGAGAAAAGCACTTTGGTCCCGGAGTATCCAAGACCAAGTTCATTGCCATCGGCATTGACCAGTCACTTACCGGATTTGCCCTGTCAGCGGTCAGTTTAGACGACCCTAGCCATCACGACACATGGGTGTACAAGTCCCCGTACAACGGCGTACAGAGGCTGTACGACATATCCCAGTGGATGCGTGGAAAGTTCATGCTGATGTCTGGCCACAAGATTGTAGACGTTGCCATGGAGGGTACGGTTCTGGCGTCTCAGTCCGCGTTGGTGCTTGGTGAGCTGTCTGCTGTTGTCAAACTGACACTGTGGGTAATGCACGGAAATCAGCCAGAACTACGTACACCATTGCAGATTCCGCCCATGACACTAAAGAAGTACGCGTCAGGTAAGGGCACCTCCAAGAAGCAAGAGATGCTACTTCAGATTTACAAGCGGTGGGGCATCGAGTTTAACGACGACAACGCGGCCGATGCGTACGCCCTCGCCAGATTGGCTGGAAGCGTGCACATTGACGCCATAGAAAAGGCGATTGTCGAACAAGTTTCTGACCCAAAGTATAGGGACCAAATACAGTAGGACTTCTGTACCCTGAGTATGAGGACGGGCATCGCTAATATTAAGGAACACTACCCGTGTCAGAAGACATCGTTATTAATTCGTCAGAAGAGCCGTTTCTCCGAGTGAGTGCAGGCTCCAATCCCCAAAACGTGGCATCAGCAATCGCTCACGCAATCTACGACACTCACGCCGTAAAGGTTAGGGCCGTAGGTGCAGGCGCTGTAAATCAGGCTGTTAAGGCCATCGCCATTGCTCGCGGGTACGTAGCCCCTCGTGGCCTAGACCTCACGTGTAAGCCGGGGTTTGCAACAATCTCGTCTCGAGATGGCGATATTTCTGCAATTGTTTTTGCCGTTACAGCGAGTTAAATAACCTCTACTCTTGATATAAGAGCTAAGGAGTTCTCATGGCAAATTGGTCCGACATGGGTCACGGTATGCGCCGCCGCATGAGTGCGCCATCAAACCACCACGAATCGGCAGGTCACGAAATGGCAGAACGTAATCACATGACCTCTGACGAGGCAATGGAGCAGTCCGCATACATGGGCAGCGCTCGCGTCCCCGTTGGAGCCACGCCCGAGTTTCAGGGCACTATGATGCCCCGGAACAACACGCAGGCCGCTGACCCATCAGACCCCGGTTCAAAGCAGAACCGCGTAAACATTGAGCGCCTTGGTGCTACCTATCGCGTTACTGCAAAGATGGGCGTATCCATTGACCCTGCTGCAGGTGCCACGATGGCTTCTGCTCGCATTGTCCCCTCGATTCAGGGCCGCGTTAACCCGAACTTCGATTCGGGTATGCAACAGAGCTACTAAGGGGCAAAGCCATGTCAGTAGGCAACTTGTCTTCTGCTGCGTTTGGTGCTGGGAAGTACTTGGGGACAGCCGGTCCTCCAAGCAACTACGGCATTAAAGGCATGCACGAAAACAACTTTGATGACCGTGCGGCTAAAGATGCCACGTCGTTTGCCTCTCACTCCTCAGCCACCAACACGTCAATGGGTTCCATGACTGCGTGGAAAGCCCGTAATCCAAGCCACGTTGTCGGTCAGGGCGCTTGGAACAAGGGTTGGAGCGTTTCGTTTGACAACCCCGCGGCCACACCGCGTCCGCCGGTATAACGATGGCCCGGAACGTTCGTGACCTTCAAGAAGGCGCCTCTGTAGGACGGGATGCCTCGGCTCCAAATGCAGCGCAGGGAGCCGCTGAGTACGCGCGACAGATAGGCTTGGTACGACCTAACCGGTTTGACAATGTTCTTGTTAACGAACCTCAAGCTCGACGCATTGCCCAAGACTATCTTACCGCACCGGAATACGACCCGGCAGCCGAGCCACACTTCCGTGCAATGGCTGAAGAGACAAAACATCAATTTGACTACATGACTCGTCCCCGTAATCGCGGTGGAATGGGGATGTCGTTTGAAGTGTCTGCTACTGACCCGTACACCAAACCGTCTATTCACCCAGACTCTGAGTACGACGCACCGGACCCCGCGGCAATGATGCGGGACGTTTCGGAAAACAACCGTATTAAAGTGCTTTCTACCCGTACAACAGGTTCGCATCCGTATTTTACAGACGATGAGAATGACATGTTTCGTGGTGTGCACGACGTGTTTGGGCACGCAGCAATAGGTAGAGGGTTTGACGCTCACGGTGAAGAGGCCGCTTTTCGAAGCCACTACGCTATGTACGGACCATTGGCGCGTCAAGCCATGGCCGTTGAAACTCGTGGCCAGAATTCAACAAACAATTATGGTGGATTGACCCGAGGTGCGTATGCCCCAAACAAAGTGATAACATTGCCTTCAACGCAATTAATCACTCCGATTGGTCGTCGTACTGTTTTTGAAACAGCATTTGCGCAGGCCAAGCGGGCACACGAGAGGGCATTTGGACCAGTAAATGAATAAGAAAACTGTAGGAGTAGACATTCCTACCGCAGAGTATATGCTTGACCTTCCTGAAGGAACGCGGATTCTTTCTGCCTCGGTTTCCGGAGGAAAGCTCATGCTTACGTTGGATACAGTGCATGACTTTCCAGATGGAAGTACGTTGGTTTACCAGCGAGATGACTACGGTAACACGGCATTGATTGGCGCTAACTAACCGCCAGTTTACTGGGATATTACATGTTCTATACGGGAACATGGATATATGACCCGCCTTTCTGCCGCAATCTGGGACAAGGCACTCTCAGACTCAGATAAACAAACAAAGTTTTTGGGCAACCCCGTTATCAGCGCCGTTGCGTTTGGTGCTGCCATTCGCAATACCGGCGGAGCTTCAATCAATCTGAAGACAAACGAGTTCCTTAAAAAGAATGAGCCTGTGTACATGGTTGGTGGCGAAGAGGGTGTAGCCCCAGCAGAGTTGCCCCCTATCGCAGGTTCAAATGAACCTCCTTTGAGCGATATTGTTAACCAGTTGCATCGAGTAAAGACTTCTGTTGGAAACTCCGGAGAGGTTTACCTTGGAGCATGGAATAACGAAAGAGGAAACGTAGTCTTCGACGCTTCTCGTAAATACGAGGATATGGGTCAAGCTATGGGGGTTGCCCGTACTCGTCGTGAAGACGCTATTTATGATGTAAAAAACGAACGTGATATTCCCGTAGATTACTCGAAGGACAGCTAATGGCCGGTGGATTTAATAACATGTCCCCGTCCCAAAACTGGCAGTCAATCGGTGCCGGGGGACTGAACGGGTACAACAACCAAGGTGGCTCTGGTACGCCGATTGCGCGTTCAGACCTAGACGCCGTTCGCATTGGTACCGGCCGCGTTCCCTCGGCCGAATACCCCGACGGTTATCTTGGCACCATCCGCTCGCGCCGTGATGACCGCATTCTTGACAGCATTAAAAACCGTGTCAACCAAAAGTCGTACCAACGTGGTGTACACAAGGGTGAGCGGATTGAACCCTCGTCATACTTTTGGGCACCAGAGTTTGGTGCAGAGGACGGAATCCGTCGCCAAATGAAGGCAAAACCTGTTCGGGTTAATGGCGTCATGTCTTACCAGATTCCTCGATTTACGCAAGATATTCGACTTACTCCTGCACCGCACCTTGTTAACGACGGAAAAGCCAACACGCGAGCCGGAGAACCGGGAACAATCAACGTCCGCCGCGCGGATATGCTGAACTATCTCAAACCGGTTTGGAGATAACATGGCCGAGCGGTTTGTTGCGGGTCGTCAGAAGAACAGCGCTGTGTTACGTATCTCTAACGGAGATATTAGCCAACAGGTTTTGCATAACGCTGGAATTGAAGCAGTTAATTTTGGGAATACCAGCACGACTAACACCATTCCCCCTAAGCAAGCTGGGCTGTACTTGCTACCCCATGGACGTAGGACTCTAGACCTAAGCCGTCAGTTTGACACCATGATAGGGAATACAAACGCGCTCATGGATTACGCTTCTTCTCGGGGAAAAACCCGGGAGTGGAGCCAGTTTTATGTGCATGCCCATGATTACGCTCACGAGTTGTCTCACCGTTACCGCATCTCTCACGAACAGGCTTCGGGAATCATCGCCTCGATGTCTGGTGGTGGTGGTGAATGGGAAAAGAATAAGGCAAATGCAGAGAAGTTTTTGTCTGCTTACGAAGCAGGGGTTGTTATCAAGCCGTCTCAGCTTAAGGGTGTAGAACGCAGCCGAATTGCAAACGCTCACAGGATTTTGGCTGGTGAAGACCCTCAAGAAGTTCTTGGAGACTTGAAGGAGGGTAACTTCATGCGAAGCATCCATAACCCTTCTGGTGATTCAATTACTGTAGATACCCACATGCACCACGGAATGACCGGTTGGGTGCGTCCGTGGAAGGTTGAGAACAACCCATCCCTTGGGCGAGTCAATACAGGGGGTGGAGGTGCCCCCGGACTTCAGCATAAAAATGTATACCACTTTATGGCAGAGGCTGTACGAAACGTAGCAAACGAACACGGCCTTAACCCTAATGAAGCCCAGTCCACCATTTGGTACGCAAAGAAGACATTGACTAACAATGTTTTAGGCTCACCTCCGCCACACCACCCCAACTTTGAAAGCTATTACCCCAAAGTCCGTCCCGGAGTTCGCTATAGAAAGCCGACACAGTGACGACTAGATTCGATGGAAACTACGACCAGACTAAGCCGTGGGCAGGTCCGGGCGATAGTGGTGCAAACGCCACTAATCGTTATGCCCCAACTTCGGCAGAAAAGTCTTGGTCGTACCTTGGCCCTTGGGCATCCAACGAAGAACGGCTAACTCAGCAGGCTTTGGTGGTTGCAACCCTACCGGGAATTACCATTCAAGACATTGTTCGACCTAATCTGCCCCAGTTGCGATTGTTTCCCGACCGTTTTGGATACGGGCCCCGTACTCAACCCGACATTGAAGACGTTGTAAGTATCGACCGTGTGTACACCGAGCCTCGCGTATCATGGTACTCGGGGGGCGTTGGAAGCTACTCCGGTTCTTCCCGCAACAGTTTGGAAGGAAACTAATGGACGACGGCGACGGCGCGTACACTATGGAGTTGCAGGCTCGTACAATTGCGCAAAATGCAATGGTTTACAGGGGGTCTGCACCCTGCCCGCAGTGCGGTGTAGTTATGAACCCTGTGGAGTACATGTACAGCAAGGGATTGTGTACGGTTTGTCACGCTGACCGTATGGCCATGCGGGTTCGGAAACGATTGGCCTGATGGAAAAGACTCCGAAACCACCCCTGACTGGTGAGCCTGCCTCGGCACAAACTCAGGAAGAGATTACAACGACCGTACGGTCTGGCAGAGCAGCTGCTCGCTCTGGCGCAATGACCCCCGCTGAACGTGCCCTAAAAGACCAGACTTTTTTAGGACGTCAATTTCGTAAGACTGTTGCTAAAAACCCAAATGCAATTGAAGAAGTTCCGGACAAGTACGAGATTCAAGTAAATAAAGAAGACAAGGGTTGGAAAACCGTTAAGGTACACAACAATGAACGCGCCGCGGCGGCACACTACCGTCGAACTCAAGTTGGTCCGAAAATTTCAAAGAGGATTCTTGTAAACGGCAAAGTTGTTCACGTAGAAAAGGGTTAAGCATGCCATCATCAGACGCTCGAAAGGCACGTCGTGCCGCCAGTCCACAGGCTGGGCTTCCTAAAGCCACGCCTACAATTGGCGCTGACATCGGAGACACTGATGTCACTCGACGCAAAGTTGTTGCTACGCAGACCAGTGACCCAGAAAACCCAACAACGTACACGCCTGTTCAGGAAGAAAGTTCTGACCAGCTGTACTACGCAACTCCCGGCGCATCGCCAGAGGCGGTTACCCTTAGCACGCCTAACCTGCCTCCTCACCACACCGTTATGTCAAACTTAATTAGCGCACTGCATTCCGCAAATTCTGCTCTTGTTTCAGACGAGTCTGAGCGTAACGGTGTAGAGACTGCTTTGAATAGGTCACTAGAGCACTTGCACGAATCCGCACGGTTCCACGTAAATGGGCAACGCAATGAGGCTATTCCGGGAATGGTTGCTGCGGGGGTTGGTGTACGTGCAGCTATACGTACAATACAGAAGGGTGCCGCCGATACTCGCCGTCGTGGTCACCTCGAACGAGGGTTCCCAACTCCACCCACCAAAATCTTAGACAGCACAATCAAGGCTTACCTAGAAAGCGACTAACACGCTAAGCGTGCGCAACTACCTACCAACTGCAATACTAGAAGTATCGTTTTAGGAGAAAACAATGGCAGTCAACACCTCTCGCTCAATGAATCAGGGCCTCAATGAGGGCGCCACCGACGGTAAGTACCGCAAGGCTCGCCCCGACACCGAGGTAATCCCCGGAGTTAGTTCAGAAGAAACCCTCGACAACAAGCAGACCCTCCACCCTTTCTACGGCTACGGGTTTGCCACTTCTGAGTACCCAAATCCTGTAATTCCCGGCAAGTAAGGTACTTGCGCTCCCGCGTCTAAGGCGGTAGTCTTTCTTTACTGGCTTCGGCTAGCTAAGAAAGAGGGAAAACATGCACGTTCCAAATTGCTATTTATGCAATCGCCAAGACGGCTTACAGTTTATTGGCACAATACTAGACGCTGGAACCACCAACACTCGAGGGCAAGGCTACACGTATATGTTGGGAGCCCAAAATGGGATGGCGTTTACGGCGTACAACTCCACAAACGTTTCGGGACTTGCCCAACGGTTTGCTCACCCCGCAGTCCCCGGTAATCCAACTCCATGGAAGCTGCTTGGGTGGTGGCTGGTCATACTCTTTGTTTGGATTTTTGTAGAAGCCATTCCATTTTCTGACTCTTGGGTAACCGGCTTAATTACAGTATTCCCTTCAGCGTTTTTTGTCTCGGGGATACTGGCTTTTGGACTAACCCTGCTGATAGGGTACCTTGGCCGAAAAACAAGCCGTGCCAAACGGTGGCTGTATGCAGTGAATACTCTGCGTAATTCACTATACTGTTCATGGTGTGACGTTGCTTTCAGCCGAGATGCTGTGGCCATTCCTGAAGAGTTTGTTCAGCATGTGTTTTACAACAACGTACCCTACGAATACCACGAAATTGCTCGCTAACAAAAGGACAACAAATGGCGGACGCACCCCTTATCGGTAAACGCGAGTTTGAGCACGATGGGCCAGTTATTCGGTTGTTGATGTGTTTTGTATGCAACTCTATTGAGGAACTTCCGTCGTACAACGGTCCAAGCGACCAAGACTACTTGCTACAAATTTCTGTTGAGAAGCACGTATTCCCGTCAGGAGAGCCGCACAAGGGTAAGCTCTTTCTTCTTCCGGTAAAAACATGGGCAAATGAAAGCTCTCGTAAGGAAATCATCCAGCAACTGCGTGGAGGGGCTTCTGCCGGTCTTGATGCGCTTTCCCCCGAGGGAAACTACTACGCCACCAAGAGCCAGTTTGCCGAAGACGCCATGACGTGCTACGAACGGCATAACCGACCGCAAGTAGGCTGTCCTGATTATGGCACTCCCGAGAAGCGCCTGCTGCCAAACACGGCAAAAGAACGTGCTGACGTGGGTATTGAAAGCCCAGAGAACGCCCCCGGCCCAAAGATTTATCTGTGCAACTTCTGTCCTATGCACAGCATCGTAACCAGCAACAAGCGTATGGCGAAAGGGTTGTACAGTGCCTAATACTCGATTCCAGTTCACAGTGTCCATGAATGTAGATGGGTCTGCTTCTGTAGACCCCAACATTCCGGAAGGAAAAGAGTCAGAGATTGAACGAGAAGCAAACATCTTTGACATCATAGACGCCTCTCGCAAACTCGTCAGTGACCTTGAACGTCAACTTATTATTGAGCGAGTTGAGCAGATGCTCTTTGCACTTGCCCCAAAACCAGTTGCTACTCCCGCGGACATGGTGAAGGACGCTTTGAACAAACGAGGCATCGAGCCGTCAGAGACCGTCTAGTATTAGCCCAGAGATAACGGGCGTACACCAAGTAGACTGGTTACATGTACGAAACGTCGTATTTTAGTAAGCCAGCAACTAGCCTTGACCCCACCCTCTTTGAGGGCCGAACGATAAAGTCGTGGGTTCGTCAAGGTATTTTGTCGTTGCTGTACGACTTTCTAAACAGGTACTACCGACACCCAGAGTTGTGGGCACACGCATGGCTTGCCGGGTCGGGTGTGTCTTACCAATGGTCGGCCGCTCGCTCTCCCGGAGACTTAGATTGTCTAGTGGGGGTTGACTACATCCAGTTTCGTAAAGCAAACCCTGAGTTTGCAGGGCTTTCCGACACCGAGATTAGCCAGCAGATAAATGAAGGCTTTCGCTCTGACCTCCAGCCCGGTACAGAAGACTGGAATGGCTACGAGCTGACGTTTTACGTCAACCCCGGTGCAACAGACATCCGTACAATAAAGCCGTATGCTGCATACGACTTGACGTATAACGAGTGGACAGTCACACCTAACCCAATGGCCAGTGCTCCGGAAGATGCCGATTGGGAACACTCTGCCGAGTCGGATGCGACTATGGCTAAACAAATAGGCCTTAGGTTTGCGCAGGCTACGCAAGACATCAAGTATTCTCAAAGCGATGCGCATCGACGCAACGCCGAAGCACGTTTACTGGCAGCGCTTCAACAGGGCAACGCATTGTTCGATGAGATTCACGCAAACAGAAACCTTGCTTTCTCTGGTAGCGGAGAAGGGTACTCGGATTTCAACAACTATCGCTGGCAGGCCGGAAAGCGTCTTGGTACTATACAAAAACTTAGGCAGATTAGAGAGTACAGCGACACTCTAAAAACAAAACAAGAGGCTTCTACTTATGGGGTAGAACTCCCCACCGCGGACACACTTATTCGACGCGCTGCTTTATACGGGAGAAACTAACTTCGGAGAACTAAATGTACATACTTGTAGAACTTGATACCGTGCTAAAAAACCAAGAAGACAAACCGATTCCTGCAGGAGTCATTATGGCCTCCACGCTTACGGCGTACAACAGGCTTACATATATGACTTCATCTGCTGAGGATGAGGCTATTCGTTGGTTAGACACACACAAAATTGTGGACTTTGACAACATCATCGACAGGTCTGTTGGTCTTGTAGACGAGCCTTTGGCTAAACGTCAACTAATCTTTGCTCGGGCTCGAGGCCCTGTCGAACTGTTCATAACAGGTAACCCCAGCATGTGGGTCTTTGCGTTTGAGCAAGGCATTCCTTCGGTGCTGTTTGGTGCACCGGAGTACTCTCGCCCAGAGTTCCGTCCAGACGCTCCAAAGCGGGTACGCTCATGGGATGAGGTGCAGGCGGCCATAGACAAACAAAACGCGGTTCGTACACAAGACCTGCGTCTAACCCGTACAGAAAGTCTCCCCTTCGAATGAAGTTGATTTTTGGCGGAGTAGAGATTCCCAGTAACAGGACTCTTCTTGAGCGCAACGGCGTTGAGCAAGTCATGCTTTCTTACTGGGGCTTGCGCAAACGCGGGCTTCCTAAAACCAAGTTGTACCTCATTGACGAGCACTTCTTTCCCGGCATGAAAGTCTGGGTTGACTCTGGTGCTGTACAGGCCGACAAATCTAACTTGTCTGAACGTGAACTTGAAGAGTACGCTGCAGATTACGAAGATTTTATTGCTGTAAACCATGACCGCATTGAGGGCTGGGTTGAGTTTGACAGCCAGAAATTTGGGTTGCCCAAGATTCAGCAGAACCGTGCAGCCTTTGAACATGACCCCAAGATGTGGGTGGTCTGGCATGAGGCGTACGGCACAATGGTGCTCCAGCGATGGGCAGCGGAGTACTCCAACATTGCTATTCCATCTTCTACCATCGAGTCGGTGACTTCTTTGGCTGGCCTGACTCGAGGCTTGTTGAGCAAGCACCCCGTCACGTTCCATGCACTGGCTACGGCCAAGCCAGACAACCTTCGTCAGATTCCTTTTGCTTCTGCTTCTACTCTGTCTTACTTGTCGCCTATGCGACGCGGAGAAACCATCGTATGGGATGGTACAAAACTCGTACGTTACCCCAAGAAGATGAAGGCTCAAGCTCGTCCTCGTTACCGAGCGGTAGTGACAAACGCCGGACTAGACTTCGATAAGTTCATTTCAGACGACACTCTTGAGGCCACCCGCTTAGCAATCTGGTCATATTTACAGTTGGAGAAGACCATGGATAAAGACAAACCAGACTTGAAAGCCATCAAAGGTGGCAAGATAGTAGACAACAGTGACGACACCCTATACACCGGTTTGATGGATTTGATAGGGGGTACTTCTACTAACAGCGGTGTTGAGATGCGGAAACCCGAACGGGCAGAGGTAATTCAGCGAGACCCACAAGAAGTCACTTCCATGCCTGTCTTTGGCTACCAAATGAAGACTATTGTGGACACCGACGATGCGGGCAACGACATCCTCAAACAGGTTCCTGTTGTACACACAAATGCAACATCTATCCGCCAGTGCGACACTTGCTTTGTGGCCTCTACATGCCCTGCTTTCAAAGAGAATAACACCTGTGCTTTCAATCTTCCAGTAGAGGTAAAAACCAAAGAACAACTCAAGTCTCTGCTCACTGCAATAATTGAAATGCAAGGGCAAAGAGTGGCTTTTATGCGTTTCTCTGAAGAAATGAATGGCGGTTACGCCGACCCAAACACCTCGCAAGAAATCGACCGGTTGTTCAAACTTGTCCAGTCTGTAAAGGAGTTGGAAGAGAACCGGGAGTTTGTACGAATCACCGCAGAACGACAGTCTGCTGGAGGTGTGCTCTCGGCTATATTTGGCGACAGAGCACAGGCACTTAGAGAAATGGAACAACCGCTCAACGAAGAGCAGACGACGACAATTATCCGCCAGTCAATCGAAGACTGATAGTAGACAATAGGACTACATAGGCTATGAAACAACGGACTCTCGAAAACAGCGAAGTAATTATCATTGACGAACCTGTCACTACCCGTGTTAGGCGAAAGGCTTTTAGCCAAAAACGTTATCTGTACGGAATTGACGAAGACCAGTACATGGCTATCGCCAAGGCTCAAAACTATAAGTGTGCTTCCTGCGGAGACGACGCGCGAGGATACGAGCATACGCTTTGCCTTGACCATGACCATGTTACTAATGAAGTTAGGGGGCTCTTGTGTTCGGGCTGCAATACAGCTTTGGGGTGGCTTGAAGATAGCCCGGAACGAATCACCAAACTTGCACGCTATATTCGCAAAGGTGGCCTTGGGGTTTTTGTAACCGACAAGCACGCTGAGCGCATGTAAAAGAGGAAGCCCCACCCTTCTGGTAAGGCTTCCTCTTCTGGTACGGCTTCTCTACATGAAGTCTGCTACTGCTTCATGTGCTTTCGATACTTGCTGACGGACTCGGTGCAAGTACCCTTCTGTTGTAGAAATTGACTGGTGGCCAAGACGCTCCTTGACTTCGTGCAAGTCAACTCCATTCTTGAGTAACTGAGTTGCGTTTGTGTGGCGCAGGTCATGCGTTCGAGGCATCCATGTCATGCCGGACAGGCGAACTGCTGTACGCCATATCGTACGCCATACATCTCGAGAGAGATGGTCTTCGCTATTGGTGCTGGACGCACCAGTCAACTGACCTTTTAGCATTCTCCAGTTCTGCTGGTACAGCATGTTGGCTGTTCGACATTCGACACATCGACAACCGCCCTTGGTGTACCCGGTTCGAGTTCCATGCTCATGCTCCATCTCTTTCTTCGGCGACGAGATGTCCACAATCTTTTTGGCAACCCGGCGGCGGGGAAACAGTAACTCCTCTTGCTGTACATGGTGCTGTACAGCGTAAGACATCAACTCATCCATTAGAGGCTTTCCTAGAGTAATTACTCTTGTTCGGCCGCTCTTTGTTCCTTCGATTACTCGAAAGCGCTTGCCTTCGTTTACCTGCGCACCGAGGTCACTTACGCGACGGCGAACATGGACTTCATTCGTAGTCGCATCCAAGTCTGACAGTCGGAGTTCTGTTGCCTCACCAAATCGACACCCAGAAACCACAAGCATCTTGGCCAGCAACCTCGCGCTGTCGTTTGGCAAGTACGGCAATACTCCGTGAAACTCCTCTGGACTCATCACGTTGATTCCCACGGTCTTTCGTACGGTCTTCACCGTAACCTTGTGGGTAGGGTTCACCTCGATTAGGTCATACTCCAGCAACTCCTTGAAGGCAGAGCCCAAAGCAGACTTCACATGCGTGCGTACAGCACCGCTCAATCCAGCCGTAGAAAGCCGTTGAAGCAGCATCCGAACCTGCACACGAGTAATCTCGCCAATCTTCTTTGTGCCCAGCACTGGCAATACATGTGTAGACAACACAGACTGGTAATTTTTTTTGGTGATGGGCATCAGGTCGGCGTTCGCCAGCCATGCTCGGACGTACTCGGCCAAAGTCATGCTCAGGCGGTACTCTCCAAGTTCGCCCTGCTCTTGGGCAACCTCTGCTCTTGCTAAGGCTTCTGCTTCTGTATCAAACGTACCGGCCGATTTCCGGGTACCACCTTTGTCTCGGTAGTACCCGGTGAATCGACTGCCACGCGCTATGGCGTAGACCATTACTCCTCCACTAATTCAATCTTTTGGTTTTGGAAGTCCCACGAGTCGACTAGCGCCTTGCTCCACAGGGGCTTGTTCCCGACGTACATATCCGGCATTGGAAGGATGCCTCGCTTTCGATACGTCCAGAGATTTGGGTAGTTTATGCCAGCGTGCTCGGCCAACTCCCTTGCGGTCATCCAGTTGTTGCTCAGGTTGTTCATTTCTTTTTACCTTTCGAGGTGTTGTTTTCATTGAATCGCTCCTTCAGTTCTTTGATGTGTACTTCTTTTGTACGGTGACCACGACGGATGCGAGCACGCTCCCACTCTGACGCGCCTCCCCAGATACCATGTGTTTCATTGTTTGCTATGGCAACAGTTAGGCAGACTTCTACCTCGGGGCACATTGAGCAAATACGCTTGGCCGAGTTAGACATGCCACTGTCGCCCGGGGGTGGAAAGAATACGTCTGGTGCTGTTTGAGCGCAGAGCGCATTGTCGGGGTCAACTTGGGGGGTGTTCATTGTGCTTCCTGCTCTTGATAGCCGTGCTGTTTGAGGTTCCGCTGTATTTGAAACACGGCGTTGATGTCGGACGGTGTGCCGGACGACCATACAGAAGTCCCATCGGGAGACCTCCACTTCAGGTGATTGTTGGTTCTTCGAGTGACTATCCATCCCTGCCTCTCGGCCTTGCGAATGAGGATAGTCAGTTCTTTAGGGGTTCCCCTCATCGGGCTCCCCAGACGTACTCATAGGCTTCTGGGGCGACTCCAGTATCCTCAGCCCAGCCAAACTGGCTGTACCACGCGTAGTTCTTGCACAGCAGGGCCGTGCGGTGGCTTGAAGCAATAGCATCCATCCGAGGGCCGTCTTCGGCCCATGGCGGTAATGTTCCGGCCTCGTCAAGGATGCCCAGTGCTCGGGCACGCTCCAGTGTGGCGTGTGCTTTGGTGTCGATGGTGGTCTTGTAACCACGCTCGCGCCACTCTTCGCACATCCAATCTATGTAGTGCCCCAAAGCAACTTCGTAGCCTCGCCACATCTTGGTGGCCGGGTGGTTGTACCAGCCCTTGGGCTCCCGGTGGTTGCCCTCTGGGTCGAGTTTGAGGTTGGTCAGCATAATCTGCCAAGCCTCAAGCGCCTGCTTGTTGAGGCGCTTGTTGTCCAACTGCTGTGCGGTCATTTCAAACGCATAACGCCCATTGGTCGATGTAATAAATGTCTGCATTTCTAACCCTCCTGTGATTAGTTTAGTCGGTTTCTTCTGGTACATCTTTTGCGTCTTTAGGGTGGCAATCGCACCCACAAGTGACGGTCGCATTGTACGATTCAAACGCTACGATGCAGTTTTTGTGGTTGTTATCATCCGGTAGACACCAACCAAACAACGAAGTACCAAGGGATTCTTTTGGCACGAGACCTCCAATAAAAATAAAGATGGACGACTGCTGTACGCGTATGTACAACAGCCGTCCATCATGGGTACCGCCACGGGGTGCAGCGGCTTTACAACTATTTCCTTACATCCAACTCGACGACTTGGTCTTTCTCCACAAGGTACTCGGAGAGCAACCCCTGTGTTGCGCTGATGAGGTGTGCCGACAGAAGTATGTCGGTATTTCCAGTCGACTCTTTTATTGCGTTGGCAATCACCATGCCCTTGAGCAGGTCACCCACCTCACGCTTCAAAAGACGTGAGGACTTGGCCGTGAACTCTACGTTCTGCTCACGTCCGGTAGACCAGAAGGCTACCCAGAGGTACCTCTTTCGATGGTGTCGTGCTTCCTGTATGGCCTGTACGGCCACTACAGCATCTTTGAATATGTTTTGTATCGTACCCATGTTGCTCCTTTCGTTACGCGACCTAGTCGCTGTGCCTGCCCCGGACTTGCACCGGGGGGTCTGCTGGTCAGGCTTTGTTGCTACTTGCTCTCGGGGTTTATGAGTTGAATCGCCGGAACACCTACCATAATCTTTTTGCTCCGAACCACCTTCCCCTTGCTCTCCCCAAACAACTCCCACGCTTCTTGTCGGGAAGCGCCTTCGACGATAACGCGTCTTAGCGTTGTTTCTTGCCAAGTTATTTCGTAGGTGTTCATTTGTTTCCTTCCTTGATAATCGTAATCATGCGGTGATAAGTGCACCGGTGGTCAGGGTCACACTCACATTCGGTTTCGAGAAGCGCGATGATGCGCTCGCGCTCAGCCTCCTGACCACGCACGAAATTGCGTTGTGCTGAGGTGGGTGAAGTCATACCTTCCCCTCCACTAGGTCGATGAAAGCGGACTGACGCGCCCCAAACCAGATGGGGTGCGTGTCGTCCTTTACAACTTCCAGCAAGCGCTCACGCTCGCTCTGTACGCCTGCTTGAAAGGCTTCTGCCGACATCCGGCGCACCTGTTCAAGGCTGAGAGTTACTTCGTCTTGCATGTGTGTTCTCCTTTTATTGTTCGTGCCATCTGAATAGCGTTTTGGTATTGCTGAGAGAAGGCCTCGTCGTCGAGCCACTCGGCCTCCTCCTTAGCGTTGTTGAGTACGCGCAAACATTCCAGCGTGTCCTCTGTCATTGGCCGACCGTGGTCGACGTAACACTTCCACAGTTCGTGGATTGCTTCTGCCACGGCTTGCTTGTCCGTGACGCTCTTCACTTGGCATCTTCGGGGTTGCTATCCATGCACAGGTAAACGATTTGCTCCATCGCTACTTGCGGAGTAATCATCCCTTCTGTGTACGAAATGGCCACCTTCATCACTTCTGTGTACGTTTTGATGATTCGTACGGTTTCGTTGATGCGCCGAGTGTTTTCATCCATCTGCTTGGTTCTCCTTTTTGTATGGGCTCTGTACAGGCTTGTACAAAACATGTATTGCTGAGGTGTTGCTGGAACTCCCGCGGCCGTTCGCACGGAACTCTATTTGGCGAGGCTTTTGTACACATCCAGTATTGGCTGTACGAATGACTGTACAAGAGGAGGGCACAAGGGGTTCCAAGACACGTCTTCTTGCTGGTTCTCTTCGTCAATCTGAGCAATCAGTTGGTCAATCGTCCAGCCTTCAGACTCTTCCCACAATGTGCGGTCAAGCACCTCGTCTAGTGGCTGAGCGCCATCGCCGTCGAGGACGAAGCCCTCGGGCGACAGCACCGCAAAGTGCTGTACGCGTTCCGAGTAACCCTCGTCGTACCACTCGTCGTCGACATCGTCGACATCGGCCTCGTTGGGAAAGAACGCCACGATGGGGAATCCAGTTTCGAGGTGGAGCGCCACAGCAAGACTGTGGCAGTTACCGTTGGTCAGCGCGTATGACGCGCTCTTGAGGTCGCCCTCGGCAACGGTCACCGAGCGCTTGCCACGAACGAGGTCGCCCTCAGCGTTGATAAACGAGCCACTACCAGCAATATCCAGTGTGATTTTTCCCATTATTTTGCCTCCACGAATCGGTCGTACATGTCTCGGAAGTTGGTGTCGTCCATCTCGCTGGTCTCGAACACGCGCTCGATGTCTTCAGGCTTGACGGTCACGAACATCGCATCGCCGTTGTACAGGCGCGTGAAGTCGAGGTACTCTTCGAGAAACTCAATCTCAGTGTTGGACAGGTTGGTCTCGTGTTCGGTCACGATGTCGAGAGGCTCAACAACGAGGAACTCGGCGCTCAGTCGGTCGAGCGACTTGTTGTACGCGAAGCGTATGTATTTTGTACTCATGGTATTCCTTTCGTTAGGCGACCGGAGTCGCAGTGCCTGCCCGGGAGTCGCACCCGGGTCTCTGCTAGTCAGGCTTTGGTGCTAGTCACCGTATCCGGGGGCGTGCATGGATACAGGTTTTGCTGTCTTGTTGGTAATGCAGTTGTGGCACAGCGTGTAGCCGTGGGTCTGCTCGAAGACCGAATTGCCAATGAGGCCATCGCACTCTTCACAGGAAGCGATGGCTTCAAGGCTGACCGGGAACTCCCAGTCACGCTCGTCGCTGGCCATCCACGCCTTCCCCTCGTCCCACGAGGTAAAGATGGGCGACCAACTCAGGGGCATCCAACAACGGTTTTCGTAGTCCTTGAACCACACTCGGTACTTGGGGCTCATTTGCCTGCCTCCTCAAAGATTTTTACGCCCTGCTCAAAGTTGCTTACGTTGGTCAGGATGGCCTCGGCGAACAATCGAGCGTGTTCGTTCGAAATGTAGCACGAGAGTTTCTTGATTCTGTTGGTTCCATTACTCAAGCGAATCTCGATGAGGGTCATGTCGCTCAGGGTCAAGGTGGTCGTGACTACCACCGGGTCTCCACGCCCATCGTCACGTCGGGTGGTTGCAATGTTGGGGCTTACTTTCTCTGTTGTAATGCTCATTGTGTACCTTTCTGTTGTACGGCTAGGCCGTAGTGCCTGCCCCGGACTTGCACCGGAGTGTCTGCTGGTCAGGCTTTGGTAATGCTTGTGCTATTGCTCTTGGGCAGGTTTTGTAGGTTCTGCTTTCTTCCAACCCTCCAACTGAAAGGTCGACTCCTCTTTCTCCCACGAGATTACCCGGGGGTCGTTGAGGTCGCATTCTCCGTCAAGGAGACGGTCAGCAACGCCTACGGCAGGAATGTAAACGTCTCTATCTACGGTGATGCGGTGTGTTCTTGTTTCGGTGTATGTGAAGGTGAGTGCCATGTTGTTTCCTTTCGTTTCCCGGCAAGGCCGGTCGTGCCAGCCCGGGGCTTGCACCCGGGAGCCTGCTGGTCTGGCTGTCGTGCTACTTCTTTTTCTTTGCAAAAATGCCGATGGCGATTGCTCCCCGGTCGCTGTCAGACGCCTCTTCAATTTTTTCCCAGTCCGCTTCAGTCCAACCCGAAGTGTCAATGGTGATGAGGTTGTCGGCATCGCCGTAGGAACCGTCGCTTGCAAAATACGTTGCCATGTTGCTCTCCTTTTCTTGTTACGGCGGGTGCCGTAGTGCCAGCCCGGGGCTTGCACCCGGGAGCCTGCTGGTCTGGCTGTCGTACAGGCCACGCATACGTTACCTGTACGTTGTGTCACTCTGGGTCTTCACTCGTCTCATCCTCGAACTCGACGAGAGTCGAGCCGTCGGTATCGAGTTGTCGATTCAGCGACAAACAGATGTTGCCGTCCTCTTCCTCGACGACTCGGATGTCTTTGAGTCCGACAAGGTCGAGCGCGTCGAGCGCCTGCTTGAGAGTGGTCATGCGTGCACCTCCTCTCGCAATTCGGCCAAGGCCTCTCGGGCTTCGAAGAAGTCTTCCAGCAACTGCTGGAGAACTCCGACTTCGATTTGCACAAGGCCACCTATACGCGCGCGGTAGGCCGTTCTGGCTGTCTCGTCGTCCCAGTCACCGGTCACGCGAAGCGAGTTTACGGTGACAATCTCGCCGATGTTGCCCTCGTAGCCGGAGAGCGCCTTCACAGACTGCAGGATGCTGGCCTGTAACGGCTCAAGAGTGTTTGCAATCTTGTCGTGCTCACTGCTCCGGATGCGCTCCTGTCGGGTTCGCTCGTTCTCCGCCTGTTCTTGCGCCGTGCGGAGCCGAGCAAACTCGGGCTCGACATCGCTCCACAGACCGATTACCTCGCTGGCCTTCAGCGTGTAGCGCTGGCCTTTGTCGTTTTCAAACAGAAACGACTTGGTTCGAGTCGACTCGAACGCTGGCTGAAACACGTCTGGCCAGTTTCCGTTGCTGTCTTTCTCGAACCAACTTCTCCGAAACTCGTACGCGTTGGCGTCCACGAACGTGACCTTGTCTACGTCCTTCTCTCGTATACCGGCCATGTTCTTGTTGCTCTTCGGGACGTACGCCCACGGTGCAATCACCGCGACTTCGTTTCCGTAGAGTTTGAGTGCTTCTTTGAATTGCATGTTGTATTCCTTTCATATAGGTGCCATACATTGGCAGGTGGTGCTGTTCAGTTGTGGGGGGTGCTAGAGGGGGGCTCACGCCCCCCTCTCGGTCAGTTCCAAGTGATGGTGGCGTACTCAACACCAGAAGGTGTCCAACGCCATATGGCACCGTCCTCGCCGAGGAAAGCAAACGCCGAGTCTGCTGTGACGTACGGCTTGAGCACGGCCAGCAGTTCTTCGACTCCGGTGTACTTGCTGTCGAAACTGATGAGTTCCAAACCACCGTCGTCGGTACTGTCCACATCAAAGCCCACGTCCTCACAGGCCTCTTTCACTGTGCCACATCCGCCAAGGTAAGGCAGAGCGTCGAGCGCTTTCAATGCTCCCGGAATGTTTGCCCCGGGAATCTTGATGGTGCTGTTGTCGTATTGGTACGCGCCTGCGTAGTAACCCATGTTGTACTCCTTTCGTATCTATAGTCCTGCTGTCTGTACAACGGTCGTACAGCAGGAGAAACGATGACGACGCCCGCAGCGGGTCGGTGTCAGTCGTTCGTGCCAGCCCGGGGCTTGCACCCGGGAGCCTGCTGGTCTGGCTGGCCTGACTAGGCCTTGTTGTCTGGACAACGCGTGTCGTGCAACCGATAGAACAGGTCGTCGATTACAGGAACGCGCCACCAGAATGAGTACCAGCGGTTGGTGTTGTACATCTTGCATACGATGTGAGTCATGGTGTATCCCTTCTTGTTGTACGCCGGAGCGTAGTGCCTGCCCCGGTCGTGAGCCGGGGTGCCGAGCGGTCTCGGTCAGGCCTGCGTCTCAAAAGACGCGGTAGGGCGAGTTGGATGCCTTGGTGCCACACGCGTCGCACAGGCCTCGGACGTTGGTGCTCAACGCCTTGGCCAATTCGAGCAGTTCGGTCAGCCTGCCTTTGGGCAGAGGAGCGTCGCAGTGGCCACAGGTGGCCGTGTCACCGGGCTCACGAGCCTCGATGGCCTGCGATGCCTGCTCGGCCTCCCAGAGGCTCAGAGCGCCGTCTGTGGCCTCATCGGCGGTCAGGTCGTCGTCCTCGTACTCGTCGGCCTCACCGGCCTGAGACGCGCCTGCCTGCCAGTGTGGCGTGCCCTGCCCCACCGTGGCGTGGAGCACGTCGTAGAGGCGGTTGTGGGTGGCAAACGCGTCGGTCAGCCACCTGACCTCGGCCTTGTCGCCGATGCCACGAGCCTCCACGAGGTCGGTCTCGGTCTGGGAAACCGTGTTGGCAACGACATCGAAGAGTTCGAGGGCGTCGGCCACGGCGAGCGTGATGGTAACGGTTTGGGTCATGGTATTCCTTTCGTATGGGTAGCGGATGCTGTACGGCCTGAGTCGTACAACACCGTGTGGCTGTCGTGTTTGGCACGACTGCGTGCCCGTGGCGGAATCGAACCGCCATCGCTCGGGGGGAGTGAGCGAGTACCAACCGGGCTTGCCCGACCTACCGGGCGAGGCCACGCTCGATTGCGAGCGCGACCAGACTGCGACCGAGCGTGAGGATGTCACGCGCGGAGGACAGCGAGGCGACGACCTCGCTGTTGTGGCCGTCGACCGAGTCAAGAGACTCGCCGTGGCCGTAGGGCGAGACGTACCCGAGAGCGGTGAGCACACCGGCCTCGCGCACCTCGGTCACCACGTCCTCAGCACGCTGAGCGTCGCCCCACGCGCCGTCCGTGATTGTGAAGAGAATCTTCACAGCACGGCTGGACTTGGAGAACGTGTCGCGAGCGTAGCGGAGGCCGTCGCGAGGCTGTGTGCCACCGAGGTCGCTGGTCAGCGAACGCACCTTCTCGCCTGCGCTCTCGGCCGAGGAGTAGAGCACCTCTGCCCGACTACCGAACGCCACGACGGTGGTCGCACCGCCGATGTCGTCGATGGCGTGCTTGATGCCCCACATGGCCTGTGTGGCCAATTCGAGGGGCTCGCCCTTCATCGAACCGCTGGCATCGAGCAGAATGACGCACTCGATGTCGGTCGCGTCCTCCTTGCCGGGGTTCCACCGGTCGAAGGCCTCGTTGACGTCACAGCCACGAAGGTAGCGTGTGGCGCTGATGCGACCACTGGCCACCTCGCGCTCCCACCCCGGGTCGTTGGCCGTCTGGATGGCGCGCAGTTCCTTTGCGAACTCGTCGCTGTAGACACGCACGTTGTCGGCCACCTTGATGTCCGTCGTCTTGGCATCGTTGAGCACGGTGCCCTCGTCGGACAGACCCTCGTCGTAATCCTCGCCGTTGTAGTCGGCGATGGTGCGAGCGATGTCTGTGGCGTGCTCATTCTCGATTGCGTCGATGATGCCTTCGAGAGTGTTGACGACCTGCGCAGTCTTCGAGTCAGCGTCACCAGCGCCAGCGCCGTCAGACGGTGTGTCGGACGGTGTGCTGGACGGTTGTCCGTCGGACGGTACAGCAGGCTGGTCACCACCGGGCTGGCCGTCGCCGGTCTGGCCTCCGCCGGTCTGGCCATCGCTGGCCTCGCCCTCGTCGGCATCGTCGTCGTCCTGACCCAGACCACCGTTGGTGGCCTCGTCGTCGGACGAGTCGTCGGTCTCGTCGGCCTGACCGGAGTCGGACTGGCCATCGCTGGCCTCGTCGTCGTCGGTCATGTCGTCGTCGCCCTGCTCGGCCTGTGACGCGTTCTGCTGGTCAGCAGTCTGCTCGCTGGCCGTGGCCGGACGCTCGCCCTCGCCGGACGCGAACCCGGTCGGGTCAGAGCCACAGCCACCCTCCGGCTGGTCGCCGGTGTCGGACTTGAGTTGGTCGAGCAACGCGTCGAAGGTGCGAATGAGCGCCTCACCACGCGCAAAGTCGCGAGGGAAGATGAGACCGATGTACTCGTCGAGCACGTCGGCGAACGCCTTCACGAGGTGCTGAGCCACGAAGGCCTGACGCACCGCGCGACGTACGTCGAGGGGCAGGTACTTGCGACCGTGCGTGAGCACGAACGCCGAACCGATGGCCTTCTCGTCGGCCAGCAGGTGCTGGGCGACCGTAGCCGTGAGCCACGGCACGACAGCACGGCTGTAGCGACCGGACAGCAGGCGCTCGATGCGAGCGTCCTCAAGGATGTTGAAGGCCTTACGGTAGCCGTTCTCGCGCACGAAGCGCGTGATGCGCGCACCGTAGCGAGGCGTGTAGAGGATGTGCGCCAACTCGTGGCAGGTGAGCCCCTTGATGGAGAGCACGCCCTCGGGCAGGTGCAGGTTGCTGGAGATGTGCTCGGTCGAGAACCAGATGCCCGATGCGTCCGACCACGCCGGTGCCGAAGCACCGCCGTCGACGAGCACCGAGCGAATCTTGCGACCGGTGACGATGGAGGCAAACCGACCGGCCACCTCGGTCGCACGCTGTGCGCGCGCCCGGTTGGGGTTGGTCGTTGTCTGGTCACGAGTTTCTGTGAGGATTGTCATGCTGTATTCCTTTCTGATGTACGGCGGATGCCGTTGTGCCCTGCCCGGTCACGAACCGGGTGCCAGCAAACTGGACAGGGCTGTGGAGCCGGTGCCACGGCCTAGACCGTGACACCTAACTCCTGCGCGATTGCCGTGCGCTTCAGGTCGAAGAGCATGCGAACCGCGTCGAGGTCGACGACGTTGCGGAACTTGTCGAACAAGCAGTGCTCGGCTCCGGCCATACCGCCGTCGGGGTCGAGGGCGATGTCTTGGAAGTCGCGCACCATGCGCGTGGTGAAGAGCGTCTTGACCTCGCGAGCGTCGTACTGCTTGCGAATCGAGAACACCACGTCGAGCAACGTCGACGACTTGATGAACTTGGCCTCGACCTCGCGGTCGTAGACGAAGGTCGTCGTGACGAACCGGTCTTCGAGCGCCTCATCGAGTCGGTTCGTTCCGGCGTAGCCGGGGTTGGAATCGAAGATGAAGAGCACGTTGTCTGGAATCACGATGTCGCGGTTGTCGTACTTCGACACCTGCAACCGGCGTTCCTGCAGGATGCGCAGGAAGAACGCGTTGGCCTTGGACGACATGCGGTTGGCCTCGTTGATGAGAACCACCGCACCGTTGGGCGAGAACTGCACCGCCTCGGCCAAGGCCGACCAGCGCCACGCCAACTTGTTGCCCTCGCCGGTCGGAATCCACTCGCCCTGAATCACGGCCTCATCGGTCTGAGGGTTGCAGTCGATGGTGACGAAGGGAACGCCCCAGACCGATGCGATGTGACGAGCCGACGAGGTCTTGCCGGTTCCGGCGTGCCCCCAGATGCCCACTGACTTGCGTGTGCGCTTGGCCACCGAGTAGAGGTTGCGCTCGGTGAAGCCGGGAGCCAGCGTGCGTTCGACGTACCCGGCGCAGTCTTCACGCGTCGGCGTGTAGAGCGCGGTGTGAATCTCGTTGGCAAGGCCAGCGGTCACGACCGGAGCCACAGCGACCGGTGCCGGGGTGGGCTCGTCAAATGTAGCGAGCACCTCGGGCTCCGGAACCCGGACGACGGTCACGACCGGTGAGGCCGACCCGGCGCGAGGCAGGTACTTGCCAAGCGACTCGGGCGCACTGACCGTCTCCTGCAGGATGGTGTCGAGCGTGGCCTGCGCCAGCGCCTGTGTGACGTTGGTGCCGGTCACCTTGCGCTGGATGTTTTGAAGAAGCGACTCGGGCTTCTTGCCTGCGTCGATGTCCTCGGTGTTGCCAGCGGTCAGGCGAAGCGAGGCCGGTGCGCCAATGACGCGCTCGTCCTCGTTGAAGGTCGGCAGGCCTGCCAGCCACGAACCGGCGATGCCTCGCTTGCCGTGGATGCGTGAGTAAACGACAGCCTCGCCAGCGTGAGCAATGACAACGGTCTGTCGTGTCTCGTTGGCGTTGGGTGCCGACTGAATGATTGTTGCGAACATGTGTGCCCTCCTTGAGCGGTTGTGTAGGTCGGGTGGTGCAAGCGCGTGAGCGCCGTGCCCCTGCCACGTCACGAACGTGGAGACCGGCTGGCCGGTCAGGGGCTGTGGTGTTAGTCGACGAAGGTCAGTGCGTCCCACGCGTCGACGAAGGGGCGCTCCTCTTTGCTGAACGATTTGTGCTGACGCGCGAGCGCCTGCAGTTCGTCGCAGACCCGAACTCGGAACTCGGGGTCGAGCAAGTCGCGGAAGAACAGGGCGGTCGGTGAGTCGACCGTGCCGTCCGTCTCGATGAGACCGACGATGTCGGCTACGGCGCGTTCGAGTTTCTGCGTCTTGTTGAGCGTGCCGAGAACGACGATGCCAGCGAGCGTGCGGTCGGTGATGAGGATGGGGCGTGTGTCTTTCATGGTGGTTCCTTTCGGTTAGGCGACGGTGTCGCAGTGCCCTGCCACGGCGTGAGCGTGGATGCCGAGCGGTCTCGGTCAGGGCGATGTCACCGTGGGCAACCGGCAAGCCGGGGTCACTCGGTCAGAGACCGAGAGCAATTACGCGCACCTCTGGTGACGAAGTCTGGACGCATGGTGGCCGGTGACGAGCCGTGTTGCCGGTGGTGTGCCCTTGTCGCCTTGTCGGTTCGCCCGGGTGATTCTCTCTTGTCGCACCGAAGTGCGCGGAGGGGGGTCGAGCCGAGTCGGTGTGAGGTGCCCGGGATGGGGTCAACGTCGTCGGTCAGATTGCGTCTGGTTGATGTCTAGGCCGAAGCGCTAGAGGCGTGATGAGCAGAGCACGCGTGCGTCGTTGGTTCGTGTCCCCCGGCCGAGCGCGTCGCAGATGCGACCTTCGGGGCTGGGGAGCCGGTGACCCATCCTGAACCTTTCGGCGTGAGCGGACGTGACCCCCCCAGCCTAGCACAGGTGTAGGACACTCCAACACCACCTGTACACAACTCGTACACCGCGTGTCGCGGTCATCCGTGAATCGCCCCGGCCTCCTGACAGGCCTGTCGAGGGTGGGGTCACAGGGGAGGGGCACCCTCCCCTCATCCCAAGGCCAAGGGTGGTGGATAGGGAGAGAGAGAAGAGAGAGACAGACACACTCGTGTCCTCGGCCTGTGATGCTGGCACAGCCCGACGTGGGCGAGGTGGCAGGCCACCTGATACCTGACAGCAACTCGGGGAGGTGGTCGGTGGTCTGGTCACGCCAGCGGACGGCCTGCCTGCTGTGCTAGCAGTAGCCGAGTCGCCGACGTGGCCTCGTGGCTGGCACCGCCACCTCGGAGAGGTGCGCCATCGAGCCTGCCATCGCGAGCCCCGGCGACCGCCGAGCCACCGCGCCAGCACTGGCCGGTGTCACGACAGCCACATGACTAGAAGTCATGGTGGACGACCAGCCGTACGGCTCGCGCCCAATTCGTACGGCACCGGTACGACAGACCCCCCCACCCTTAGCCGAGCCGCTGGGCGGGAGCGGCCAGATGAAATCCCCGGATACGGCCTGAAAGTTGAGGCAGTAGCCGTAAAACGCCCCTGCAGGTGTGTCAAAATGGTTATATGGCTAAGGCAATCTTTGAGCGGCTCGAGCATCCCGAGGGGCAAGACCTCGGCAATGGTCGGCGCATGGTCGAAGGTCCCATGCCAGAGGAAACGCGCAACCAACACACCCTCCGCAGTTACGGCACACCCCGACGCGTGAGCTTTTATGACGACAATGCCAAAGAGTCGTTCGCCGGTCCCTACCTCAAAGAAGACGAGGGTGGCGAAAAGGGTCTCGTCGGCTATGCGGACATCTACCGCGAGCCGGACCTCCCCTCGGCAATATACGGCACCCAGCCCAATGGTCGGAAAATCATCAACTTTACGCAAAACACCAATGTTGGCTACATGCGTACTGCAGGCAGGTACCAAGGTGGCGGCATAGGTCGTCAGATGTTCAACTATGTCGTGAACACCACTAACCCAAAGAGCCACATCGACCTCGGTCGGGTAGTTGACGAACGCATGGGTCACATGTGGGAACAGCATAAAGAACAAGGCGACACCCCTCACATGCACGGCAAGGTTTGGTACTAGACATGAGCTCTCTTGACTGGACAGAAGTGCCCGACCCTGATGAATACCGGGATGCACGGCGCACGATTGCTTTCCTTGCGTCAAGCAAGGGCCACGGCTACACGATTCATGACGGTCCCTACAACGACGTAGAAAACGGCACTCACGACGTAGTTATTGACTCTCCAGAAGGAGAGGAAGTCGGCACTATGACGCATGACGACTTCGGCCACGTTGGCTACTTCTACATGCACCCAGACCACCACGTTGCCATTCCCAAGCTCTTGACCCACGTAATCGATTGGTCAGAACAGCACGGGTGGGCACCCCCGCACTCGGGAGGCGCGATGACGCCACAGGCTTACAAGTTTGCAAAGCGAGTGCTGCCCAACAACATTCGGATGAGTGGTGCTTACGGCGGTGCAGAACCGCACAACCGGTACGAACGCTAACCATAAAACGCCCCGGTAGTTCTGTCACACTGGATATATGGCACCTGTACCAAAAGACCCGATGCGCAAGCTCGAGTTCCTCGCTGCTCGCACCAAGTCGAGTGGCCGGTACAGCTTCTTTCACACCTCGGGCAAAAGGCGCCACATTATCAGCGTGGTAGACAACACCGACCCTATCGGCGTAGTGCAGCCCATCGGCGGTATGACGTGGCACAAGGAGACGGGTGAAGTCGACAACATCGGTGTGCACCCAGACCATAGCCATGTTTTGTCAGCATTGCTGATGGAAGCAAAAACCGTCGCGGAACGCGAAGGGTTTGCTGCGCCTACGCGCGGGTACCTGATGACCAAGGACAGCGCACGTCTCGTGCGGAAGATTAACCCAGAGGCCATGAACGACCGTCGTGCCAACGTGACCGACAAGACAACTGACTGGCGTGGCCAAGTAGACAGTGTAGGCATCCACAGCTACAAGCTGGATTAACCTAAAAACGCCCCTACTGTTCTGGCACACTTGATATATGAGTAGACGTGAAGAGTTTCGTAAGAGTGCTCTTTATCATGGGACCACTCATCCCTTTGAGATAGGGGACATCATTGAGCCACAACAACGTCCAGATGGCTTTAGAGAGCCTTTGGCATTTGCTGCTGAAGACCCAAGGGCAGCTTCTGTGTTTGCGGCTGCCAAGGCACGTAAGCACGATTTGCCACCTCGCCTGTTTAACGTCGAACCCTTAGAGGATGACGACACGTATAAGACAGAGGAGGGTCTTGGGGGCATGATGCTTTCCCGCAGTAAAAAAGGCTTTCGTGTTACAGGAAAAGCCACTCCTACGGAAAAAGACCCTTTGGGCAATACTTTGAAGTACACGCGATAATCTACGCGCGATTCTTCTGGGTTGGTTATCCCGCCACCCCCTAAATAATCTGGCACACTGGATATATGAACAAGTCGCTATCTCACAGCCAGATGAGGGCACTCCACCCGGAGTTCTTTAAAGCCCCCGTAGCGGCTCGCCGTCCAACAGCAGACCTCGGTGACTTGGAGAACGCACAGATTGTGCGTCGCCCCAAGGCAGCGCCGCCCAAGCAGACGAAAACACAAGTCATTGAACCCGGCACTATCGTGCCGCCTCGCGTCTACGGAGCATAATGGCCCAGCCAGAACTTCCTGAAATTGACTGGGAAAAGTACCACGACCCTCCAACGGAGTTGACGTGGTCGCATGTTATGCATGGCAAGCAGTTTGAGCCCCACATCGCTCCTCTGGTAGAAAAGTTGGGTAGGCGAGTAGCTCACCGTCGTGCCCAACGCGAAATTGCATACGGCTCTTTGGGAGCTTTCGACAGAGAGCGGCGAGACCCAGATGCCAAACTTTACCGGGCTGCTCGACAGGCTTACTTTGATAACCAGCCGTTGCCTCGTGACGAAGTTGACAAAGAAGCCTTACCGGGCATGACGACGGCGCGTTGGGGTTACTCGGCCAGTAAAGCCAATGCAGAAAAACGTACTCTAGATAAAATGTCTGAAGTTGTAGCAGCTCGCCCCTTGCCAGAAAACATCACAATGGAACACACCTTAAGCATGGGCCAGCCGGAACTGACTGTGTACCACCATAACGAAAACGGCGTTAAGGAGGATATTGGCAGTGTTCACTGGAACCCCGAAAACGGGTATGTGTATCACATGGCAATGGGAAGCCACCCCCAGTATGTCCCACACATGATTCTCAAAGCACATGAGATGTCCCAACAAGCTAACGGAACGGGCCCGTCGTTCTCTGACACACTCAGCTCATTCAGCAGGCGACTGCTACGGAATCAGGCCCCGGAGTTTATCCCCAGAAATCCACGAGACTAGTTTTTGCTATAAATACAGTGTAGCAATCTGTCACAATTTACTTATGATACAGTTCAACGACCGCCGTAGCATTGGCAAAGACGTCCCGAACATGCACATGGGGAGCGGATATGACCCTAAGCGTCGGACCGACGGTGGTGGCGATTACCGCGGCGATGTAGGAGGCGCTCCTGCGATGAAAAAGCCAAAAGGACCTAAGCCAAAGTCTCCTTCTAAAGCTCGCCGATAATCGTGGCTCAGCCAGAACTCCCCGGCATTGACTGGGAAAGCCAGAAGGTACAGGGGCCACAAGACAACCCTAATCGTCGACCCCGTGGCAACTTCTACGATAACCTGTATGTAGGACAGCAGTGGCGGGACCACATTAATTCTGAACGCCGACGTGTATTCCTCAGGCACTTTGGTGTTGGGTACGACACCGGAGACGCCTCTGCAAGGGCTAGCATGCTGGCTGACCCCGATTATCATGCTGTAGAGGATTTAAGCAAAAAGATTAACGAGGCATACGGCGTTCCGGGCAGCGCTAGCTTTGACCATGTAAAGAACGCTCCGGTGTATCAGCCACTGTCGACGATGTCCAGCAAGCGTTGGGGCTACACCAATGACGAAGGAAAAGCTGAACAGCAGGGGCTTGACAAACTTAAAATCGCCTCGCGTCGCGAGATGCCAGCTAACTACAGCATGTACGTGGAAAAACCAGAACCCGGCGAAGAACCCCACTACGCTATAGGCCTAATGCACTTTGGCGAGAAGGTCGGCCACCTTGGCTGGAGCGGAAAGACCGGTCATGTGTATGGTCTTAGCGTTGATGAGCCGCATCGTGCGCTTGTGCCACGGCTGATTTCTAAGGCTCACGAGGTTTCTCACGAAGAAGGCCACACTGGCCCAACCTCGTCGAATGAACTAAGTGCGTACAGCTACAGGATAATGCGTAAGCATGCGCCAGATTTCATCCCAGAAGACACAATGGTTGAGGGTGAGGATGAGCATATGTATGACGATGCTGTCCGCGCTCACCAAGAAGCCGCCCAGAAAGTAAAGACCAACTGGGAATTTGCCAAGCCGCATATTCTTGCCGCAATTGGAAATGACGGCGTCGCTCTTGACGACATCTCTAGACATGATTCGCGCATAACTAGTTTGCTAACGTCTGTAAACGGTGGACATCTAAATACTGCAGGCAATCACGCCAACCGCGTGCGTGCAACCAACGACATGCTGTTTGCTAAACACGCAAGAGCTCTGCCGCGAACTGCACAGAACGCTCTAACTAACTCTGACGAGCCGCTGCGCAAGTTAACCGAGAGCGACTTCTCTGACGAATTGTATGGTCACTAATCATGGAAAATCAACCGCACCTGTGGGAAGCCGCAGACAACCTGTTCTTTACTCCTGAACAGAACGCTCAGGTAGACACCGAAGGTAAGCGCCTCCGTAAGATTACGACTAGCCGCCCTCTTCCAGAAGGCTACGAGTTTAAGCACGAGGGCGCAGAGGGCCTTCTTCCTAGCGGACAACTTAACCGTGTTGAGACCAGTATTGGTGGCTTTGACTTTAACAAGGACTTTCATCGCCTACACATCAATACGACGCCTAAGCAGTACGCTGAAGGCGAGGGCTGGTCTACTCATGCGACTGTTTCGTGGAACACTAAAACAGGAAAAATAAGTTGGATAGCTAGTCAAGGCGAGCACCTAACTCCGCACCTGCTTAATGAGGCCAACCGCTGGTCTGCCGCAAACGGCGCAACACCTCCGCTGTGGTCAGACGACATGACGACGGCTAGCCACCGTGTGGCAAATCGCCACGCAAGTATGTTTATTCCGCCAAATGCCAAGATAGACGAACAAAGCCTTCAAGCCACTAACGAGCACGCGGTTCCGTTTGTTCACCGAGTCAAAGAACACGCCGCGCGCCTACACGCGGAAACTATTCAGAGCATTGGCGCTCGGGAAAGCGACGCACGAATTGCAGGCGTTAATAATGATTACACCAAACTAACAAAGCATTTAAACAAGCTGCATCAAGCCATCTCACAAAAAAATCTTGGCAACATTTATGGGCACACAGAGGAGGCGTCAGACGCAGCCTCTTCAGTAGGCACTAATGACATCCCCGACCACCTGACTCGTCGCTGGTATGACTTGGGTGACCAAATCTCTACCTTGCACGAGGGTACCCACAGCATTGAAGACCTTGACGAAATGATGAATTACCGGCGATAAGTTGCTTAGACCACCCAAAAACGACCAATCTGACACAATTACACTATGATTGAATTCAATGACCGTCGTGAAGACGTGACAAGAGACTGGCGCGTAGGTAAAGTCAAGGAAATCATGGCAAATCAGCGCCAACAGGCCATCTACGACACCGGATACATCACTCCAGTGTCCGATAAAGCGCTGCAAAAGGCCGAAAAACAGCGCAAAAAGCGCATAGCTAAGGTAAAAAAGAGCCTAAAATGACCTATTCAATGGCCGATAAGCCGTATGTCGTGCGTAAAGGCACCATTCTTTACCACGGAACGCACGACGAGCACCTTGACGACATCCTTGGAGACGGCGTAGAGCCCTCGGGCGACCGTGTAACGGCTGGTGCAAGCGGTGTGTGGGTGTCTCCGAGCTTCCACGACGCTGAGTACTACAGCACGGGCCCCGTTGTGCACCTTGAAGCAACAAAAGACCTGCTTATTCACCCCACACCGGCAGATAACCTAGCCAAGATTCGGCGAGCAAAGCAGCTTGTCAACGAAGAGGGCGATGAAGGCCGTACGCTTACTCCAGATGAGCTAAAGGACTACGGTTATGAAGGAATCGACCGCAGCCATGCCGATGACGTTTCGCATGTCATTGGCCAAACAGGCTATGAAGGCCATTGGGACCCGTTTAACGGTGCCCACGAGATGGCTATCTACAATCCCGAGCACTTGAAGCCAGTTGGCCACACGGATGGAGACATGAAGTTTCATCCCCTCAACCCCGCACTTAATGGAGCACAGTTTAATCGTGGCTGACAACAGGAAAACACGTCTTCTTGACGCCCTTGAGGACATCACAGACTACGCGGCTATGGTTAAGGGCTCTATGACAGCTCTTCAAGAGGCCGGGTTGAGCCAACTTGGTGCTGAAGCCGTTTTGCTTAATTTGCTGAACATCCCCGGCTATGAGAGCGACGACTGGGACGACAAAGACTAGCCGTACAATACGTACATAACCTGCCAAAATATATTTATGGGTAGACCAAGGCTTCCGGGGCGTCCAGCGCCTAAATTTGGTGGAAAAGCGTATTACCGGCAGGTAACTGCTGGGTTGCATCCGCCTGCCATGTTTGCAACGCCCGAAGAGATTGTTAGTACGCACAATTTGGCCGACATGGTGTACTACTCGGACATGGAACGCCCCGGCCTTACGCGGAATCAGACTCGCGCTGAGAAAAACGCCGTACTTGAGGCAAAACGGAATGACTTTATCGGCGGGGCTCTTGCGGACTCTGTTGCTACGCACGGATATGTAGACGACACCAGCGCTGACCCGTACCACAGCATTCAGCTGACCGCAGAAGACCATATGACGCATGGTGGCGGCCCGGTTCTTGGCCCAGTCTTGCTCGGAGGCCACCACCGAATTGCTTTAATGCACAAAGAAGCTCCAAATGACTTTCGTCTAATCCAGACCGCCCGCAACTTTAGCGAGGCGACTGCACCTACGCAACCGCCTAAGCCGGAACTGGTACAGGGAATACATTCGGCTCGAGGACATCTCAACGAGATACACGCTTTGATGCAGCAAGCGGTACCCCCGCAGTACGCTACTTCTTTGCGAGATAGCGTAAATGACATTCACGAAGCTTTGCTGGGGTTGCACCGCGTAACCGGTGATGTTGACCGTAGTCGTCGCCACGCCTTTTTAAATGACGCTGTTTCTCATTTGGACAACCTTGCAGAAGGGTTCCCCACTAACCCTTCAATTAATGCAAAAGTAGTTGGCCTTCAAAATCACCTAGAAGACATGTGGAATCACGTAAATTAGGCAGATAGCCTTCTCAAACTGATTTCACCTGTCAAAATTGAGCTATGGCACTTCGTAACCTCAGCGCTGCACAGCAGGGCGACGACGACTCTTTACAGACTGATGCGTGGGGAAACGAAGATACTACGCGCCGTTCGTACGTTGGGCGTAAAGAACGTCGTATTATAGAGTTTATTGAAGCGCAAGAAGCTCAGCAGGAACTTGCGGACGATGTCCTCAAGCGGCACGTTAAAGTTCAGAAGCTTGGATAAGAATGTCAGCGACTACATCTGGAGCAAAGTTTGTGCAGAACACCTTGGGCGGACCACGTTAACTTATGCTGACGTGTACAGAGTGCGGAGATACGTCCACGGTGCTGTGGTTGGGCCGATGTGAAGAATGTTGGAACGACGTCGGCCGTCGTCTAGATGACGACAAGTAAACCTTCTGATAGGATGATTGTTATGAATACTGCATATTACATTGGAACTGCTAGCGAGTACCGCTCCGGAGATGTCGTCAAGGAGATTGACTTCTACAACACTGCGGAGCTTGCAAAGTACGCTGCACAGAAGAAGGCCACCGATGCAGGGGCTCTCTTTGGCATGGTGTACGAAATCTCACACGAAGTACTTGAAGACACAACGCCACACAGCCGAGTGCCAGCTACTATTCTGCGGTTTGTAGACTGGTCGATTTAAGGCAAAATGCCGAACTACGAGGACCCTATCTATCCCGGGTATCCGGTGCTTACGTGGGGCCGAAAGAAAGAACCGCCTAAACCACTTCGCATTGAAGTGCAGGATGATAAGGAACCACGTATGACTGTAACTCCTCAAAAGCTGATAAAAGCTCAGACCGCCCCTGCACGACGCCCCTCGCGTGCCCGTACAGGCGCTCAGGCGCGTATTAACGCCGATAACATCTGGCTGTACAGGTTTATTACACTAGGCGTAATTGCGGGCGCCCTAGCGGCATTTGCGACCTCTTGGGCAGGTCTGCTGTATGTTGCTCAGTGGCAGGCACTTCCTTCTGAATGGCAGTGGCTTACCCCCGTCATGATTGACATCCCCATCGTTGTGTTGACGCTTGCTGCCCTAGCCAAGCGCTCTCGTGGGGAGAACCACTATTGGTTCCTTTCTTTTGCCATCTTCCTTACTGCCTTGTCAGGAGTAGCTAACTTTGCGCACACAGTATCTGTTCGTGGCCTTACTGACTACACAGACTGGGTAGGTGCGGGCCTCAATACCTTTGCCCCTGCGTTTGTTTTGCTGACGACTGAGGTTCTTGGAAGCCTTGTAACCCGTCCTACGGTTACCAAAAAGCGGAAGTAAGACTCTGTCACACTAGAGGTGTGACTGTTTTTGCTTATTTGGACGCTGCCTAGTGGAGCCTACCGAATCCTTTAATCAAGGAATTCAGGATGCTCTTAGGGCCGCCCAAGAACAAGCAAACAGGGAGGGCCGGTCTATTCGTGTCCCCGGAGGGTGGGTTAACCCATCTTCGGCGGCTTTAGCCAAGCGTCCTAAGGATAAAAATGAGAAAGCCTGAATTTGAGAAGGGCTCAAGAGAGCACGCTCTGTGGCACGGCGATGTGCCCGAGACTGTCCCCAACGACAGCGGTTACGGAAGCAAAATCGAGTACCCGGCACTTCCTTGCTCTGCAGGCCATTGCCCAGCTAAGTTCTGGGGCGAAAGCAGCCGCAATGCTCACATTGACTTTAGGCACAGCGAATCGCCCTTGCGTCAAAGCCAGAACGATGAGTGGGCTAACGACTACCGCGGGCCCGGAGAACGGTGAGCTTGCATAATGCTTTTGCAGGTTAGTAGGATGGCTGAAGCTTAAACGTAACACCCCACTGCACCCAATCCCCTAAGGAGTAAGAGCATGCAGTTGAAGAACGATAACAACCCAACTTTCCGAATGCAGGTGTTTTACCTCCGCAATCGGTGGCACTGTTTCATTAAACCCGCAATCCAAAAGAAGATTGATGCGGTAACCAACGTAGTATCCAGAAAAGTCCAACAGCATATCGCTGTTCCGGCATTGGCTGGCTTCAAGTACGTGAACCAACTACGGGTCAACCAAGCGCGGTTTGTAGCAATCATGCTGGCTATTGTCACTTTGGTAGTTGCACCTAACGTGTGCCCCGACTGTAACGCATCAGGCGCTCGTGCAAGTACGTGGGGTGACAATACCCAAACGGTTACTGCCAACGATGTGGAAGTTACCCTGTACGACCGTGGTGGCATCTATAAGCCTACGCTTATCTACCCCGTTGGTCGCGCACCTATCGCCAGCCCCTATGGATGGCGTACTGCCCCCTGCGCTGGCTGCACGAGCGACCATAACGGCACAGACTTTAACGTTCCTGCTGGGACCCCCGTAAAAGCCGCTATGACCGGAACAGTCATGTTTACGGGTTGGCAGGGGACCTACGGCTACCTCATGATTATTGATGCCGGGTATGGCTACGTAACCTACTACTCTCACATGATTGCCGACTCTACTCCAGCAAAATTTACTGTGGGCAGCTCCGTAAACATGGGCGATGTTATCGGACTTGTGGGTTGTACTGGGGCTTGCACCGGGGCTCATCTGCACTTTGGCTTGCAGTTGGACGGTTCATTCGTTGACCCCATGCCGGTACTTCAGAAGTACGCCCAGTAGTTTATTTGTCACACTGTATATGTGAGTATTCCTAGAGCTGAGCGTGTTTGGCGCGAAACAGACCCTAATGCAGGAAAGCTCATTTCTCTATCGGGAGCTAGGGATTTAACTGAAGAAATCGTCAATCACCCTATGCACGACAGCATTCCCGGCATTGCGGATTTGCGCGCCCAGTTCTCCCGCAGAAGGAACGTCCAGCTATATAACCCACGTAAAGTGGATATGCCGGAGAACCTACGCGCAGGAATGGATAGAGAAGGCATCCTGCACCTTAGGCCCGAGAAGCTTGATGTAGGAACAGTTACCCACGAGGCGTCCCATCTTGTAGAGCATCTAGGACGTCAGTTCCACAACATACCTGTGGAAGAGGGGCATAACGCAGTATTCGCGCGCACGCACGCGCGTAGCGTATTCGGCGCAGTATCCCCGGAGTCTGGGCGCAACTTGATTGCGGCATACCAGCAACACGGCGTTCCCGTAAAGAGGATGCGATGACTGCCTCTGACCATCTAGGACCGCAGTTTGTTAACGCGTTCCACGCTGCGCCCCGCCGTCTTAGGAAAGCTATAGAGAAGCAGGGCATTGTCCCGTCCCCAAACAGTTTGGATGACGCAGAAACCCCGGAATGGGACCGCGTGTTTCCGGTAGAGCACACACAAGGCGCATTCTTTTTTCAAAACAAAGAAGACCTTGAGCACTATGTTGGGGCGGGCTCGCATGACAGCGACGTATGGCACGGGACTGTTCCTCTCGAGCACACTCACCAAGACCCGTACTTAGACGACGCGGACTACACTACCAAACCAATAAAAAATGTGAAAAGAGTCGGGCACACTGCTGAAGACGGCATTCACTGGCATCCTGAAGAAAACTGCCCCCACTGCAACTAGTTCTGGTAAAATCTTTCTAGAGCGTGCCATAAGGGCGCTTACAAACCGCTGGTCTTCGGACAGCGAAGCACCAGCACTATGTCGTCTAAGGAGACATGATGAATATCAATTACCCAGATAAGTACCGTGGAGAACAAGAGCCATGGATTTCTCCCCCCAAAGTAAAAGAGAAGTGGGCGACGGAACCCCCCGCCCCTAAGCCTGTCACTATCGAAACACTGTTCCCCAATCTTGGACGTTGGTCCATTGGGTTTGACCCGGTGTTCGATACCCTCAAGACTCTTGCCAAAGAGAAGGCTGCAGCTTACCCCCCGTACAACGTCACTAAAAATGGCGAGATGTACATCATTGATGTCGCCCTCGCTGGATTCGACAAGGATGAGGTCGAGGTAACGGTTGTCGACCAGACGTTGACGATTACTACCGCAGCGGACGCAAAGATTCCTACGGACTCCCAGATTAAGAAGTCTGGAACCGAGGTCCTGTATCAGGGAATTGCCAAACGAGCCTTTAGGCTCAACTTTGCGCTCTCTGAATACGTCGAAGTAACGCAGGCAACCATGGAAAACGGCATCCTTATGGTGGTTTGCAAGAACAACATCCCCGAGGCATTGCTTCCAAAGAAGATTGAAATTAAGTAGTACATGAATAATGGCCCCCTTGTAAGGAAACTCATAGGGGGGCCATTTTGTTTAACCGAATAGTCGTAGAGCCGATTGGTAAACTTAGTGAGGGCAATTAGGGAGAACTATGAGCACGTACATCAACACTCTTGCGCAATACCGCATGAGCGAAGGCTGGGAAGGGCACCTCTCTAGGGGCAACTCCCGAGGTGGTCTAGACTATGCCGTTAGTACCGGCACACCAATTACTGCCCCCTGTGATGGTCGTCTAGAAAATAGACCAAATAATGGAAATGGCTTTGGAAACTATATTCGCCTTCATCACGGAGACGGATTCATCGACGAGTACTTACACCTCCAAGACGGCGGGTTCGTTGCCGAGGGCCACTACTCTCAGGGTCAGGTTATTGGGTACTCGGGTAACACTGGGTTATCAACTGGCCCCCACGTACACTGGCATCTTATAGCCCCTAACGGTGTCCGTGTAAACCCCTTGGACTATCTAAGTGGTAGCCCTACTTCAAAAACAAAGGATAAAAATAAAATGAATCTCTGCCACATTGTTACCCCGCAGCCCGACGGTCAGCTCAAGTTCCTCCTCTTTAACGACTCCTTCTACTTGGAGTTTGTTGGACAGGATGCCGCTAACGCTTTCGCCAGTCAAATCGGTGGAAACTCTGCCGGTGTATCAAAGTCTTTCTTTGACCTTGTAAAAGCACAGGTCGCCAAGAACCAAGCAAAATAGCCTAACCCCAACCCAAGGAGAAATAATGAACGCGCTTGCGCAGCTCATCCCCGCCACCGCTCGTAAGTGGCTCTACGCAATCACCGCAGCGGTTAACGCCATTGCTTTGATTGTCATCCCCCTGCTGGTCACGCTCAACGTCATCCCGACGAGTGCAGCCGACCAAATCACCATGATTGTCGGTGCAGTGCTTGCCATTGTTGCCGGTCTGGTTGCTGGTGGAAACGTCCCCGCTTCGACGGACAACACGGACGCCGGAGTAAACTAACTCCAAGTTTCAACCACTACTTGAGCACAATTCTAAGGAAGCCTCCCTGTTAGTAGACGGGGAGGCTTCCTGCTTTTGGTAGACTAGAGGAACCGCCCGCTCTTGGGCGGTTTCTATGTCTACAAGGAGATATTTCAATGGGAATTTTGGGTCAGGGTATTCAAGAAGGCTTGCTTTTGAAGCCTGTCAAGTATCAGTGGGCAATGGACTTGTACGACCAAGCGGTCGCTAATACATGGTTCCCCAATGAGATTCAGCTTGGCGAAGATATTGCCGACTTCAAGACCATGTCTGAGGACGAGCAGCACGCCATTACCTTCTTGATGAGCTTCTTTAACCCCTCTGAGCTGATTGTGAACAAGGCATTGGCATTTGGTGTTTACCCCTATTTGAGCGCACCCGAGTGCCACCTGTACCTAGCCAAGCAGATGTGGGAAGAAGCCAACCACTGCATGAGCTTTGAGTACGTGCTCGAGACGTTCCCGGTGGACCGTGAGGCAATTTACGCTCAGCATGTGGCTGTGCCGTCAATTAAGGCAAAAGAAGACTTTGAGGTCAAGTTCATCACGCGCATGACGGAAGAGCGCCTTGACATTGAAACCGTAGAGGGCAAGCAGGACTTCGTCCGTAACCTCGTGGCTTACTCGGTAATCATGGAGGGTATCTGGTTCTACAGTGGCTTCATGGTGGCCCTGTCGTTCCGCCAGCGTAATCTGCTCCGCAACTTCGGCTCACTTGTTGACTGGATTGTCCGTGATGAGAGCCTTCATTTGAAGTTTGGGACCAACCTTGTGGTAACCATCCTCGAAGAGAACCCCGACATTGTCACGCCCGAGTTTGCTGATGAAATCAAGCAGATGATTTTGGACGCAGTAGACATGGAAATCCAGTACAACCGTGACCAGTTCCCCCACGGCATCCTTGGCCTGAACGCTGACTACGCCAGCCAGTACACCAAGTACTTGGCCGACCGTCGTCTTGAGGAGCTCGGCTTTGGTCCGCACTACAACGTAACCAATCCTGCCAAGTGGATGGCTGCTGCCAACGACACTTTACAGCTTGTTAACTTTTTTGAGGCTACCAACACCTCGTATGAGTCCAACGCGTCTGCCACGACAAAATAGGTCATACTTTAAGTACGAATAGTACGAAAGGTCCGGTATGCCACTCGGAAAACAGTTTAAGAATACCTACTTTGTTAATGAGCAGGGTGAGACAATTTTTCACACCCCAAATGAGGGGGAGACCAATTCCGAAGTACGCCCCATGCCTCATATTGGTTCTCCTTACATTGGAAGCTCTTATCAAGGCATGCTATTTGACCCGCACTGGGGGACTGGGTCGAGTAAAGACCCGTCTATTTCTGATGACGAACGCCATGCAGCTATTGACCGAGTTCTTGGAACGGGTGACGTCGAGGCGTTTCGCCGTGTAAACGGCCCTCTGAAACCCACAAATATCTTTCGACACAAAACTTCCGGTGAAGAGGTTACTCCAGACCAGATGACTCCGGAAGATAGAGCAAACACATCTAAAAATTACAGGCAATTGAGCGAGCGGGCCCCTCGCGTTAGTGTGGACCGAGCAACCATGCAGATTGAAGGTGTTCGAAAAGCCGCTATCGAAAGTGGCATTCCACACCAAGAATGGGCCAACCTAAAACCAGTAGGTGTAGAGGTTCGCCCCCCACAAAGAACTTGGGGGGGCCACTACGACACTAGCTCTGGAAACATAACATTAAATGAACTAACCAAGTCCGAGTGGGTTGCGCCTAAAGAAAAGCCCGCGCTACCTCCCGCTAAGCGGGGCGCACCAATTCCTAACCCCAAGTGGCGGGCTCAAACCGAGGCGTTAGGCGAGGAGCACGGATACGGGCACAACCGACTCTTCACCGAAGGCTTCTCGGGATGGATGGAGGACAGCGGTAGTTGGTACAGCTCTCGCAATGACCCGGAAAATATGCCACGTACCCCGCAGCAAGCAGTAGCCCCGACGTACTTTAACGCCAAAGGAGAGCCGTACTCCCCCGACAAAGACACGGACGTGCACTATTTACCCGGGGGGCACACCGCAAACATCTTTCCGGGCAAGGGGGCAAGCACCAAAGACTATATTGCTACTCCTATAAAAACAGCTGTAGAAAACGAATACAGTGGACGAAACAAAACGCTTTGGTACCACTTGCGTCACGAAGCGGTCCCAGACCCAACTGCTGAAGTAGCTGAACCTAAACAACCTAAATCTAAACGAGTAATTGTTTCGTCCGGAGTTAAACCCGACACGTTAACTCATGAGTTGGGGCACTCAATAGACCCAAATATTCGGGACATGACAATGTCTTACCCCGACCCGATTCAAGAGGGCGCGGCCGACGGTTACGAGGATAGGCATCATAAATACCGTGATGCTTATGAAGAAGCGCTTGACCCGTCACGTCCATCGCGCGCGAAAGAGCTGCAGTCAGAGGGAGGCTACGGCGCAAACTACTTCAAAACTAGAACTGGTGGCCGTGTGGCCTCCGCTGCGTACATTGCCGCCCGTGCGCATGTTGCCATGGGTGAAAACAACATGAATACCATTCCAAACAGGAAAGACTTGTGGAATGGGCAAACCGACGGAATGTACGCCGACGATGCTGCCAAAAAACGAATGACAGTATTGGCACTAGGCCACTTGTACCACCACCATGAGCATGTTCGCCAAGCTTTGGCATCAACCGGCTATGAGGCCGAAGGCAAAGCGGCGCACAAAGCGTGGGCTGCGGCATTGACTGATGGTGCTAGGGACACGCAACCGCCCACCCAACCCACTCTGTTTTAATAGGGAACTACCATGGCACGTAAATCCAAAGGCTCTGGTGTACGCAACGACAACCGCAATTGCGGTAAAGGGTTTAAGAAGCGTCCCAAGATTTTTGACCCTATTAAGCGCCGTCTTGTGAGGGTGTAATGGGTCGCAATAACGCCGACTTTGAAGAGTCAGCCCTCTATCACGGGACGGTACACCCCTTTAACCTAGGGGATGTAGTAATTCCCAAGAATTACTCTCACGCTTTTGCTACAGACTCTAAACACGAAGCGCGTGCTTATGCCGACTCCGAGGCGGAGATTGAAACGAAGTTACGGGGAGAAACCGTTCCCGCACGAGTCTTTACCGTAGAACCCGTGGACCAAGAAGAGAACCTTATCGTGAACCGCGTAAAATACCCTTTGGCTAAATCTCGCAAAACAAAGATATTTAAAAGTCAAAAAGGCTTCAAAATAACGGGAGAGCTTAATGGGTAGAAATAACGGGGACTTTTATCACGGTAGTTCTCACCCGTTTAAAAAAGGTGACATCATTACTCCACAGGGAGAGCACACTCACGCTTTTGCTACCGACCAAAAATGGTATGCCAGAGGATTTGGAGACGTGTACGCAGTAGAGCCTGTAGAAAGTGAGGGCGTTGAGCACTACGACACAGTAGTGGATGCCAAAATGCTTCGCGCTAGTAAGGGCTTCAGAGTAAAGAGGCGCATACAGTAATGGGCAGGAACAACGCAGACTTTCACGGAGTTACCTTTCGCTATTCGCGTTTCAACGGGGACCACTTTGTCTCCGCCAAAGAGCCCGGAGAAGGGCAGGGTGTCGGTTACCTGCACTGGTCTAATCAGGGTGGAAAGATTAACGACATCTATGTTGACCCTGACTGGCGGCGTAAAGGTATTGCGACTGGGATGTTTGACTTCGCGCGAGTAATGGCAGAATCATCGCCCCACATTCCGCGCCCTAGGCACTCTGGCGTTCGTACTGAAGCAGGCGATGCTTGGTCCAAAACTACAAAGGGGTATTACCTACCCACAACAATCACTCCAGATAATGAGGAACAACGTGGGTAGAAACAACAACGATTTTGCCAAAGGGCTGTTTCACGGCACAGACGCTGACCTCAACCCCGGTGACCTTGTAGAACCACGTACTGACGGAGTTGCGTGGGCTTCCACCAACCGTGAAGTCGCCGCTAGCTACGGCTCTAAGCTTTATCACGTAGAGCCTTCCGAGGACATTCAACGCCACTCGGGGGCGGCCAAAGAGTTTGGTATCCACAACTCGCGCATCGGCTTCAAGGTAAGGGGTCTGGCTGATGGGCCGCAATAAAGCAGACTTCAACGGAATCTCATACACCTTTACGGATACGCACCCAACCTCCCATGAGCTCGAGGCCTTTGACCCAGCTGTGGGAGATGTTGTTGGGTACATGCGCTGGAATCGGCAGCATGGCCGAGTTGAAGACATCTCGGTAGACCCAGAGCACCGAGGCAAGGGAATTGCCACAGGACTATGGAACCACGCTAAAACCTTGGGCGTTACGGCACCACAGCACAGTAGTGTACGTACAAAAAGCGGCCAAGCGTGGGCGGAAAAAGTCGGCAAATAGCCTGTATGCTGTACCTATAACCCGCCGAAAAGTGTTGGCCAACAACTCGTTCCTAGAGTGGCTAGAGCACCTGCCGTAGCGAATTGGAACGTGAGCTGCGGATAGGATGGGTTATTCCTCGATAGCTCAATTGGCAGAGCAGCGAGCTGTTAACTCGCAGGTTCGTGGTTCGAGTCCACGTCGGGGAGCAAAAAAATAAGGGAGACAATTAAGTCTCCCTTATTCTTAAAGTAGTTACTCCGAGTCAGCCTCGTCGGCGTCTTCGTCAGCTTCGACCTCTTCAGCTTCGACCTCTTCAGCCTCGACCTCTTCAGCCTCGACCTCTTCAGCCTCGACCTCTTCAGCCTCGACCTCTACGGTCTCGTCAATTTCAGACATGTTTATTCCTTTTGGTAGATGGTTGGTATTGCCATCAAAAGGATAGCAGAGATTACTTACTTATCGTGATTATCGTGTTTGTGTTTCCAAACAGAAACACCGATAGCAATACCAATAAACAGAGAACCAATGACCCCAAGAAGTGTGGTTGCGTCCATAGTTTGACATTATCAGCAAATGCTGTGCTAGTCTATGCAACATGAATTCCATGACCGGACCACTTATAGGCATAATCATTGGCGCTGGCACGATTATCGGCAGTGCCGTTGGCGTATCCACCGCTGCACCCGAA